GAGTCCGGTCCCGGTAGGCCAACGACACCGAACTTGATTGGGCCACCCGAATCGGATGCCGGTATCGTGAATGTGAACGTCCCTGTCAACCCTTCCGGGGTGAGGACTACAGGTATCCCGGCAGCGGCCCCTACTGTCGCTGCTGCTGATAGGGCTGCTTCAAGCCCCAGTATGATCTCTTCCGAACCATCGGTGGGGAAATCCTTATCGATACCACGGTATCTGATATCGGGCTGCCGATAGATACCCGGAGTTCTCCGGTAGGTACCCCACTGGAAGACCCGCCAACCATGATAGTTGTATTCAGGCTGACGGTAGGGAGCCTGCTGGCGGTATTGCATCCCGCCCTGCTCATCAGGATTTCCCCGGTAGTCCCACTGGTAGCCGGGGTATACAGAAAAATCGACTCCGTTATATCGGAACCCTGACTCCCGATACTCGGTCGGAGTTGCCATTACTCAGGTACCTGAAGAGTCCACTCCTGATTGGCCTCGTCCCAACCGTAGGTATCTTCTTCACCTATAATGGGCAAACTACGAGCGCCACCATCATATTCCGTGTACGGCCCCGGATACGGAACTGGTGGTGCCCAGCAAGCCATCGGCCTGTCTTCTTCGCCCGGCCCCCAAGTCGTCTGCCAAGTGAACGAATCCATCCCCTCGGGCTTTTCTGGCTGTATCCAAGTCGTGGTGTCTTCGTCCCAGTAGTAGCCGCTTACTACCGGTGTCGGTGGGTTCCACTCAGCGCCGGTTCTGATCCACGATGGGAAAGGCGACGCCGAATAGAAGACATCTTCCGCCTCATCGTAGGTATCGCCTATCCCGGCGAACTTGCCTCGGATATTGGCATTGAATGAAGTTCTGATCCACTGGTCGGTTTCATCCTGAATAGCGTGATTCAGGATCGCTATGGCTTTAGCCTCGTCATCAATATCATCAGTGGTGGCAGCGTCATTGTTTAGGGCTTGGACTTCGATAACGATACTATCTGCGCCAACCCGTGCCCAGTATGCCATTATGCCCCCGCGATGAATTCGCTGATCGTCGGATTCTCGTCCGACTGTGTGAAATGGTAGAATACAACTAAAGCGTACTTGATGCCAGTAACTACTGGAAGGGTCTTATGCCTGTGCGTCCATCCTGCGGGATGGATGAGCACCGTCCCCAAGGTGGGGGCAACCGTGACCTCTTGGGTCGGGAATACAATCTCACCGCCCTCTTCAGGTGTATTAAGATACAAGACGAGCGTCAGGTGTCGCTTACTCGCGGTATTGGTTTCCCACGGTGCGGCATCTGAGTGAGCGGCGTGGTACGCCTGCCCCGGCCTGTATCTGAGTACCGAATACTCGGTAGCGGTAAAGCCCCAATCTTCACCGGCTTCTGGCCGTGTGACCATATAACGCTCTAACGCAGTTTGCGTGATTTCAAGCAGAGGTTCGTGACTTGGCGGGGGTCTGTCTGCATCGAACCACATAATATCAGAATCTCGTATGGTCGGATCCTGCCCAACACCTGTTCCCGCCAATTCCCACCGCTGCGAGTATTCAAGGTCGTCAACAGCCCGAACAAACTGGTCGTGGTGTTCAGAGGCAGTATGTGTTTCCATGAGCCATTTGTCGTGCCAGATTATCTCGCCTTCAAGCATTATCTAATGGCAACGGGTCGTAGGTCATTACAAGAGTGATTCTATCATCGTCTATACCCTCGGGAGGTTCATGGTAGTGAAGATGCTCGCTATCGAACGTGACGATCATGTCTTCTGGACCATCCGCTGGAAACGGTATCTTCTCATCATCAATATAGGTGTGACCGCCGTGGAAGGTCGTCAAATAAATAATCATGTTCCAATGAGGGAAGTTGTGGTCCCTGTGCTTATGTGACCGACGAGCCTTCGATGCGCGGGTCAGGTTCAGACAACTGCGATGCGGCTTGTAGGTAAACCCGTTGTGGTTGCAGATTTGTTCCCATACGGTCCAGAACAACTCCGGGTACGGGGTGGTCGATGGGCGCGCCCCATCATCTGGATGACCATCCTGCCTATCCATGATGGCATGTCCCCAAAGCGCAAGTTGATTCCATTCGTTTGGTTCATCTCTGGGATGCACAGTGCTGGCCTGCCGCCCCCACAGACACTCGGCACCAAAAACGAAATCTTTCATCTGCTGGTATTCCGGGGTTAACGGATTCGCCATGATCTCGTACTTGGGTTCCAGAATCATTTCAAGCGGGCTTCGATTCGGTGCCAGATTCTGGACGTTAACTGTCGGGTTATTGGATGCCATGCCCTGATACTAGGGTGTGACGAAACGAATCACTACGCAACCGCTACCACCGGTACTGTTGGCACTACCCCCGGCACCGCTGTAGGCCGCTCCACTACCACCACTATACGATCCGCCTTGATAGGGGGCCGGGTACGGTTGTGCCCAATACCCAGCGGTAGCCTGCCCGCAACCACCACCAGCGAATCCAGATATACCGTATCCTGAACCGGTGCTGCCAGTAACATAATTGACATCATGCCCCTGTCCGCCAGTGCAGTACGGGTAACTACACATATACGAGGCGGAGTAATGATGTCCGAAACCAGTTCCTTGTGCCCCACCACCACCGGCCCCATGATAATGACCCCACTGGTTGCTGTTCCCGGTCCCACCGGACGAACCCTGCGACGGGGAAACACTCGGTGAGTTACCGGTACTACCGGCAGGCCACTGGCCTCCGTCGCCGCCACCACCGGAACCCCCGGCCACGGAGTGGGCGTAAGGGTAGCAACCACCGTAGCCTCCACCGTAAGCCGTGATGCTACCGGAATTGGGACTCCACGACCCTCCACCATTCTGCATTGCAGCCGGTACATACGAATTGGTGCCGGGGCTGGTAGAGGATCCGCCTCCACCGACAGAAATGTAATGTGTCCCGGCAGGCATCTCTGCACCCGTCAACCAGCGGAACCCTCCGGCTCCACCACCGCCATTACCGTAACCATTATAGTTGAAGGCAGCGGCACCACCCGCTTGAATCAACAATTCGCAAGTCAGACCCGAATTGTTAGCGTTAACAACAAAATTGCCGGAACCCGTCCATTGGAGAGTCGTGTAAATACCATGAGTGCGAGTTGTCACGCTGCCAGTCGTGGAGTAATCAAACCCGCCACCGCCGCCCATCAAACCAGCGCGGGCTGTGAAACCTAAAGGCATTTTAGTAGAAGTCCTGTCCAGCGACAAACCCGAACCAGCAGGTAGCGCCTTCGTCCACTGTGACAAACGTGAAGATATCGGCCCGCGATGCTGTCGTCGTCAACGTAGGTGCGGTACCCCCAGCCCACTTGACAACACCCGGCCAAGTCACCGTCCGCGACCCGGAACCGTCCTGACGGAGAATCAGAGAGAACGAACCCCCCGTGCCGGTAACCGCCGGATTGGTGAACGTCAACGTCGGGTTGTTGTCCAACGTCATGTCAATAACGTTGCCTAGTTCGATATCAATGTCAGCAAGGACAGTCGATGAAGCAATCGTGTTGATTGTTTCCGAATAGTCTTTCAGGAGAGGCTTCGTGACACCCAGATCGTTATGGTCGATCACACCGGCCATCGTCCCACCGGCTAGCAGCAGGTTGTCAGAAGCGGCACCTGTCACAGCACCCGTCAGGTCACCAGTGATGTCCCCCGTCACGTTCCCGGTCACATTGCCAGTGACGGCACCCGTGATCGGACCAGCAAACGCAGACGCAGTTACCGTTCCTGAGAGAGTAGGTGATCCAGTCCACGAACTCGTAGATGCACCAGTCCCACCCAAGACAGTATTCGCAACAGCATTGGAATCGGTCGAACCAAGTTTCGTTTCAATAGCGATAATCGCACCCGAATGGGATGTATGAACAATGTCGTGCTCAAAACCCACACCATCCAAGTCGGTCGTCGCAGACGGTGACGGCTGCTCAGCCGCAGTGTCTACAGAAGTTGGGTATGCAGTAGGCATCTAAATCCTCCTATGCCAGAGTAACACTAATAGCGCCGATAGCAACAGACACAGTGTCACCCGCATCCAAATCCTTTGGTGTAGTCAATACACCATGGTACAGCAACTCGCCGGTAGTCAAGTCCTCCATGATCCCAATATGGGTCACGGTCACATCCGGCATATCAGGAAACACGCAAGCGATCTCATTGTCAGTCAACCCCGACGTACCCGCCGCAGCAACAAACTCGATAATCTGACGGCCATACGACCCACCCACAACCTCAGTAGACAACGCAGTAGCCGTCACATCAGTCGGGTCCGCCGTATGCAGACTCAGGTACACCGTCGAAGGGAAAGTGTACGCCGTGGTACCCAACGTGTGATCCAACAACTTGCGCTCCAAGTAGTCAGACATCGAAGCCATAAAAAAATCCTCCAAGAATCACCCGAACCCGTCTCGGGATATGATAGGACTATAGCACCCGCCCCGTCCAGACCACAGGGCCAACATATTTCGAGGTCTGCGAACCCTTGCCCGGTTCCGTTCGCCCGTTAGAAGGGCTACTGCCCCCTGTTCCGGATAACAGGGGCAGGATAAGACGTAGCCGCCCGGATCCAAAGCAGAACCGTGCTTACAACGGTGGGAGGGGGTCCGGGAAGACCCCACACCAAGGTACCGGTGTCCATAGAGACCCCCAGAGGTCAGACACTCTAATATCCAAGGGGCTAATGGCACATCCCCCCGGCAAAAACAACTGTTTACCCCCCCCACGCGCTCAACAACCCTCCGAACACCGACCCCATCCCGGCTGGACCTAGGCTGGTCATCGTCGCAGGTCACCCTGTCCATGTACCGTCGGGGGATGGGGGCAGTGTCCGGCTTCCGCAAAGGGTGTATGGTGCGGGCTGATCTTCGGACAGGATACCACGGGCGTCGCCGCCGACGGCTGAACGACCAGATCACCCGAACGATCCTGATCCCGCGTCCGACTTGCCCGAACAGGCCGTCCGATGAGGCAATGCACTTTATCCTCATCGAACCCCAGTTCGACCTACATCGGATGACCTCCTCTCCACCGATTCGCAGGCGAATCGTCGGAGCCTCCGAGGTCAGGCGGGATCAGCGGGCGATCTAGCCGATCATCCATAGGCGGAGAAGCCGTCAAATCCGCTCCCGCCTATGCCCCTTGACACATGAACGGCTGTTCGGGGAAAGCGCCCGAACATCCGTCCGATGACAAGTGCCACAGGCAATCGGATTGTGACTGCTTCTGACGAACGCCCGTGGGGGCCATGGGGGTAATTTTCAAAGACCAAACCAACAGAGAAAGCGAAGCCAACCATGTCTAAGCCTACGAAGAAGCAGTCCTTCACCTCATCGCCGAGAGTAGAGATCACCACTGGCCTCTTTTCGGGGAGAACCTCCAAGAAGGGGACCGGTGCCCGTTGGGCGATCGGTCCGAAGCACACCAGCGGGATGTGGACACCCTTTGCGTTCTGCAACGTGGAGCCGGGGGAAGCGACCCTCCAGAACGTTAAGTGGATCAACACACACCACTGGAACACCATTTGCGAAGGACTTGGCAAGCCCACGCCTGAGCAGGCCTTCACCTCTTGACCACCAACCTTGTACCAATCCGCTCGCTTCTTCCTCGTCTACTGACGTTGATGGAGCGAGCGGAATGGGCATTGGTACTTCCAACCGGATGTACCCAACTGCGGTTGTTTGACGACGACCGCGCAACGAAGGAGACAGCATGACGAACTGGCAGATTATCGAAATGACGATGGCCGGAGGCAAGACCGTGAAGATGGTCACCGGCACCCTAGACAACGGACAGCCTTACGTCCGCCCGATCAGTCCCACACTCCGACTGGAACACTTCGCCCGGGAGTTGGAGGAAGTCAACTCCTTCCAACGGGACCAGTTGGCAACGCTCAACGACGAGATGCCTGAGGTCATCGTTGACGTACATGAGGTCTTGGTCGAAACAGACCTGCTGGACCGATGACCGGCGCCGATTTCGCCACGAACCGGGATGAGTGGTGCCGGTGTTCGCCGGATGAACACATCGCTTGCTCTGGTCCCAACTACTGCGAGGGAGTGCTGGACGATCCAGACGATCTCCGCAGATACGGCTATACAGATCGCCCGTAAGGGTGTAGGTGCCTTAGCGCAACAGCGCGCTGAGGCCAGATGAAGAGAAAGAGAGAATAATGTCCATATTTAAGAATCTGATACAAGGTGGTAACCCGTTAACGGGGACAACCGAAGAAAGGCAGGCTCGCATGGACGAGTTGTGCCGATCGCTTCGGGAGGTCCGTGACCTGAACAGCCTCAGAAACGGGGTGTCGCCGTCATCTACATTCAAGATGCAGTTCGACGGGTTCCAGTCCGAGTTGAAGCGAGCCACCGAGTTCAGCCCTGATAACAAGGGTTCCTTCTCTTGGACGGAGAAGCCGGGTAATCCTGCCATACTCGATGGTGCGTTCGACGGTCTTCCGCTGGAGGACCGCCTAACGTACACCTTCGAGTTGAACGGGCTTGCCGTTGACTACTTCCACCCGAACCATTACCGCAGCAAGGCCACACGGTACTCGCTGGTACTTGGTTCAACGCCGAAGAGTCCGGACGGTATCCTAGCGATCCAAGGCAATTGGGCCGCTACGATCCGTGGACGTTGGTCCTCATGGTGGGTCTTCACGGCCCTGATGAAGCCCACGATCCCGGCTGCTGAGTGGTTCGAGGAGTTTGTGTCCCTGAACTGGAACACCAACACCTACGAAGAGTACTCAGCCCAGATTGAGGAGGAACGCGCCACTAGGGAGCGGGACTACGAAATCAACCAGTCCAAGGGTCGCAGTCGCGGCGCTGAACTGGCAGCCATCTAGGCGAAGGGAAACGACGGGGGGTCAGCCCAAAGCGGGTTGGCCCCCCACCCCCTTTTTTAATCAAGAGACAGCGAGCCGGGATGTCAGCGAACAGCGCCATTGGTCCTTGAATGATCAGCAATGAGGGTGGGTGTTGTGTTAGGTATCTCCCAGCAAAAAGGACGCTAATGCGTAGACACTTAGAGAAACTAACTGCGTTACTTGGACCGTTACTGCTTCACCTGCGACGGAAGCGAGGTCCGACTCCCGATGAACTGTGGAGGGAGGGCTTGATACTGGCTGAGGAAGAGCGAGCGAAGATCGTTCGTAGGTGGCCGACCATGACTACCGCTCAGCAAGAGGTCGCGTACTATCGGATTAAAGACACGTTTATCGTTGAGAATGTCTGGCAGATGCTGGAGGATTCAGGGATTGACGTGGGAGAAAGAGGTTACAGTGGCTAATGTTATCAGTGCTACCGACATCACGGTTATCATCCTAGAGGATGATGAGGCGAAGGCGTTGGAGGATTTGATGTACCAGCACCCGACGTTGAATGAAGATTTCCCGGCATTGGATGAACTTGTGAATGCCATGATCTCACCAGTCCGGGCGCAGGAAGGAGCATTGACGTGGAAGGACCGCGACGACTCTGATGATGCTTCGCACGTTTCGTGGCAGGGACGGTTTGACGCTGTTCAGGAAGGAGCCGGGATGGTGATGCACCCGGTGTGTAAGCAGTGTGGAAAGTTCATATTCGCTGTAGACGGATGTAAGGGGCATGGATGAGGCGAGGTAAGTACTCATTTGATAGAACTGATGGATCATCGTCTCCGTATCGACGGGTGTGTCATGCCCTCTGGGAGATGAAGAGGAGTTGCTACTACTTCGTGATGGCCGTGTGTCTGACCTTTAAGCGGGGTAACGCTGTAAGGGTCCACCATATGCCATGGCCTCAATGGTACTATGTGAGGAGATGGAGGACTGCTCCGGTAGAGGCTGATGTGATCCAGTGGAGAACCGAGAGGAAGTTGATGGAGATGTATCACGCAGAGATAGGACGTAAGCGATGATTGATCCCGAGTGGAACACCGCCTTCCATATGCCCGACTCATTCTATGACCCGCCTGATGATCCTTGCGAGGAATGTGATGGTGAAGGCTGCCGTTACTGTGATCGTGAACTTGCAAGGGCGTGGGCCATGTCGATTGATCCACGGATATGAAGCCTCCGGAGGGTGAAACGTTCCAGTCTCCTTCTAGGGTGATGCCTATTGATGGTCCTCACCCGAAGTTTGAGTGCTACATGGATGAGGTCGAAAAGGTTGATTATCTTGAAGTCGAAGCGTTGATCGCCGATTACCCAGTGCACGGCATTACTGGTCCATTGGGTAATGGTGCTTGTGAGATCGGTCGGAAAGAAACTCGCCATGGAACAAAGGACTTTGGATGACGATAAAACGCACGCTACCGATACAAGACTCTATAACGAGGGCTGATTACTACCGCTTGCGGGAGGGCGACAATGACAAAGCCGCCACAACTCGAAAGAAAAAGCAGAAAGAGGACCAAGGTGATTGTTGATCTAAGCCACACGACTCATCATTGGGGTACATCACATGATGGAGATCGGTGTATCTGTACGAACTGTGAGTGTTCACCGCTAAGTGACTATGCAAAGAGCGTCTGCATTGCACACAAAGATTATGACAAATTGCGTTTGGTCCAACTGATCGGAATGGAAGATCTGACTTCGCTTGAAGCAGAGGAAATCAAAGAGATATGGAGTAGAAGTTATGGAAATTACAATAGAGATTGATGACGACGAGTTCAATTCGGCTGTAGACAATATGACCGAAGCGTGGTTAGACGCCAACCTAGAATCTGCTATCGATTCGTACATGGAGAACCATGATGGTACCTATGGCGATCAGATAGAGGAGAAGATTCGAGAACTGTTGGAAGCCTTTACCGAACGCCCCGGCGAGGGATGTACTACCGCCACGGCATTCGAAAGAGCAGTTGGCCGGGTGCTGGTACGGATGGGAAAGTTCATAAATGCTGAACTATAGGCGTCCAGATCCAGTTGATCACTGCCCCCGTTGTGGAGAATTCACATTGATGGAGCCAGCAGAGATTAATGCACTTAGCCGCACAACCCGTGGAGTCAATGACAGATCAATGTGGGTCTGCTCTGACTGTGGCACTGATGAAGGGCTAGAAGATGCCTTCCTACAGGGTGCTACTGCCCAAAAGGATTGGCCTGTGAAAGAGCGATCATTCCAATACTTTCTGGATGACATGCTCCGCAAAGCACGAATGGAAGCAGTTAAGGCATCTTCCAGCAAAAGCGTCGTAACCAGCGATACCCAGAAAGGCAAGGAAACCAATGAATAGTGTAACCTTAGTAGGAAATCTTACCCGAGATCCTGAGTTGAGGATCTTCGAAAGTAAGAGTGTGACCAATGCTTCTATTGCAGTGAACGAGTCTTACAAGGACCAACGCAGCGGGGAGTGGAAAGAAACTGTTACGTTCGTGGATCTATCGATCTGGAACAACAACGGTTCTGAAAACGTTGCTGGTTCACTGTCGAAAGGCGACCGTGTGCTTGTAACTGGTAAGTTGAAGATGAACCAGTGGCAATCAGATGACGGTCAGAATCGAACGAAGTTGGAACTACTTGTAAGTGAGATCGGTCCAACCCTGAAGTGGGCTGAAGTCGATATCACCAAGAACACCAAGAGTCTTTATGAGGGTAATGGTGGGCAGTCCTCGAACATGCCCCCAGAAGGTGAATTTTAAATGAAGGACAACGCAGCCTTTCATCTGGCTGAAAACCTACGGACATTCGCAGACTTTGTTGATGAACATGCAGCAGATCTGCCCGACCAGATTGAGATAGATTGCTACACCTACCTCTGGGACTGGAACGTAGCGGAAGGGGAGTCTGTACCCATTGCTATGAGTCGTGCTATGCGAGCCGGTTTGAAGAGTGCTGCTACGGTCAAGAAGGAGTACTCCGACAACTACTTCAGGTTGTACATGGACTTCGGTATTAAGCAGCCAGTTCAGTTCAAGATCGTGTGCAATCGTGATGAGGTATGCGAGAAGCATGTGGTTGGTACTGAGAAGGTGATGAAGCAGATCGCCCCCGCAGGCAAGTGGACCGAAGAGGAAGTTGAGCAGGACATCGTTGAGTGGAAGTGCAACCCACTCCTGAACGTGGTCGATACGAAGTGACCAAGTGGCGGACAGAGCGCGACAAAGGGATGGAACGAGTCCACAAAGCGTCCTCTGCGACAGACAAGATGGCTGTTAAGCAAGCGATTCTGACTTGTTCACAGACATATCCGAACTTCACCAGTGATGACGTAATGAACTGGTTGATAAAGAATGACATTGAGATTCGAGAACCTCGCCTGTTGGGTCCGATCTTTGTCGAAGCAGCCAAGAAGGGTGTCATTCAGGCAGTGGTCTGTCCCACTTGTGACACGCAAGTCACCGTTCCTTCCAAGCGAAGGCACGGAACGCCACAAAATGTGTGGGAAAAAGTAACAACGATAAGGATGTGGTAGGTCATGCTAGAACTAACCGACAACGAAGCACGCCGGTTACTTAGCCAACAGGATATGAATGGTGGTGCCCGAGGTAAGTACGATTGGGACAGCATTCTCAATGGAAACTGGAATGTTCTGATCTATCAGGAAGATTTCCATTGCAAGGCAACAGCATTCCGGGAACGGATCTACACCATCGCAAATAGCAGGGGACTAAAGGCCAATGTCTATGAGGTTCGTACACCCAAGCAGGGTTGGTTGGTTCGTGCCTATGAACCAGACCCCCTTGACTAACTGTCGGGACTGTGGGTTACAGATCAAGCATGTTGGTGATGGGATATGGGTTGATCACACCATGGGTGACTGTTGCTGGAAGACAAACGAACCACACCAACCTTACGGAGAACAAATGAACTACGAGGCTAGGTTCAAAGCATTGGTGCGTAGACTGGTGGAGATTGCTGACGACCCCAGTGCGACGACACGGATGGTTGACTACGACAAGGTTGCCCGTGCACATGAGAAAGACATTGACGATGGGGATTGACGACTTCAACTTCAGTTACAAATCAAAGACACGACGGTATTCGGAAGAGCCAAGCAACTTGTGTGTGTGTGGGAAAGACATCGCAAACCACACATTGAAGGAGAAGCGGGCGTGTGACTCAGAGAACTAACGTACATAAACTTAAGAAGATTAAGTCGATCATTACTGAGTTCAATGCCACGCTGATTCAGCGACCATACAGAAACAAGATAGATCAAGCGAGAACCACAGCGATACTGTCAGAGATACTGAATGTTCTTTGGAAAGAGATAGAGGAGCGTCACCCACCCCGTCAGGAACTCTTTGTCCCACCCGCTCTCCCTGATATTGATTTAGATACACAAAAAGAACTGAACATGCAAGAACTCCAGAAGATTCGAAAGAAAGGTGCTGCCGAATGAGTATGTGGTTGCAAGACATAGAAGAGATAAGTGCTGACGAGTTGGAAGGTCTTTGTGAAGAGTTAGAAATGAAACTTGACGAAGGTCGCAAGGAACTGACTCGTAAACAGGAGGAGGAAACCTATGGCTAAGTGGCAAGACGTTATTACTGACGATTTCGATGCTGGCTACAGTGCCGTTGCTGAAGACATGGCTGAGAACTTGTGGAATGCCTCACTCCTTCAGATCTCTACAAACTATTCGAGAGAAGTCGCAACGCAATGCGAAACCCTCCTGACTACGGTGCTATTGGAGGCACTAAAGATAGAGGAGAAGAAAGCAATAGAGAATTACCTGCAAACAATGTTAGGTATCAACAAACAAAAGGAGCACTAATGTCAAGATTGAGAGAAATAGTAAGTTGGACCGCGAAAGGCGAGGCTCCATTCCTAGAGACAGGGAAGGAGACCATGACGGCGCGGGCGATGCTGGCGAAAGCAGATGCCGACTTCACCGTGATCTATCCGCCAGCCCGATGGTGTGATACCAAAGATGGAGGCTATCGATATCCCATACCCACGGACGAGAAGGGTGAGGATGGTGGCACTCCACTGTTTAAGTGGGTAGTTCGTGAAGACACAGGTGACGTACTTGGATTGCATTCAGGAAATTACCCAGCGGTTCCCAGTTACGGCCACCTAGCAGATGTGGCAGAAGAAATGTTTCCGAACTCTGCCACTGCCTGCACTGTGTTCGGGAAGGGCGAACGGATTGCGTTGAGTCAGAAACTACAGGATCCAGTTGATCTTGGTGGTGGTGACATGATCCAGTCATCGTTGTTGTGGGTCAGTTCCTTCAACGCACAATGGGCGACAGCGGTGCATGACAACATCCGTCGGCTGTTCTGTATGAACCAGTTGGTCGGTAGTGTCCCGCTGTTCAAGGTTCGTCACACCAAGAACTACGCCGAGTCCTTGGAGACCCGCAGTCAGATCGTGATCGATCACATGAAGCGTTCGGAAATATTCACGAACATGGCCCGAGTGCTGAAGCAGCAGGAATACACGGACGAGCAGTTCCGTCTACTGGTGAAGCATCTCGTACCCGACCCAACTCCGTGGAAGGACGACAACGGTCAGTTCCTACCGCTGGAAGACAGGCAGTGGACACACATCTTGGACAAGCGCAAGGCATTCAAGGAACGTTGGACCGTGGAGTGTGACAAGTTCGGCTCCGGCGTTGGTGGTAACCGTTGGCTGGCCTATAATGCCATCCAAGGTGCAGAGCAGCATGATTTGGGAAAGGGCGAGGCGACTGACGAACGGTCGTTCTTGCGTGCCATCGAAGGAAAGACCACGCTCTCAGACAAGGCACTGGTCACTCTGCGACCCAACGTCTGACACAGATCGCGGACGGGTAGGTGCGTTTTCTTGACCCCCCCCGAGAAACGTACCTATCCGCCCGCCCTACTGTTTATCCGCAATGCCTATTAGAAAAGAGTTGATCTGGATGGCAAAAGATATACAGCCTGTACAAGCAGGTAGTCGCTTAGTTCTTAATCAAATCGGTGACTACTTTGGACATGACACTGATGCTCCTCCTGTACCAAGCGGTACACGATGGCGTGGCTCACAAGCCGGATCATGTGCGAAACAGATTGCTTACGCCACGATGGGGCATGAGTCTTCTAACCCGATAACACCAGCAGATCATTGGCGGATGGGGTTGGGATCGATAGTTCATACCCACCTCACACCTGCGATTGAGCGTTGGGTTGCCAACGACCTAGACGTGGTGATTCACGAAGAGGCGGAAACTTCCATCGGGGAACATGGTTTCGGTCACATCGATATGGTGATTGAACTTCCAGACCACCAAGCGGGACCAACTAATGACGGCAAGAAGATTGTTGTTGAACTAAAGACAATCAACGGCACCGGATTTAAGAAGTCGATTCAAGGAGAAGGGCCACGACATAGTGCAGTGTTGCAAGGATCTCTTTATGCACACGCACTTGATGCTGACCTGCTAGTTGTTTGTTATCTAGCGGTAGAGTTGCTGAGTCCCGGTTGGGCAGATGCCAAAGGCTTCGACAACTACGGTCGGTTCGGAGCAGAGTGGCATTACACCCCGGACCAGTTCGTTCCTCTTGCTAAGCAGGAGATAGAACGAATGGAATGGATCACTGACACTGCTCACGATGGTCCCGGTATCGACGGTGTACCTCGTTCATTCAGTGGGTCTGACCCTGATATCCCTGAAGGTGCTGAGATTGTTGATCCTGCAACGGGGATGTGGTCTCATGTAATCGATAACAGTCTGCTCGCCAAGGGTAGAGCGTGGCAATGCAACTACTGTCGCTACCAAGATCGTTGTGTTGACGACCATCGGAGAGGCTTCTAATGGAAGAACCCTACTTGGAGATCCTGTATGTAAATACCGGAGACCATACCGATGATGAGGCCGAGTACCACGTCATTGATCTTACATACTTTGAATGGCATTCAATAGTAGAATCACTCAAGATGACACATAATTACATCCGTAAGCAGATCATATTAGGCGAGGATTATGGGTGGGATGAGTCTACTAAGGCTCCAATCAATAAGGTCTCGCCTAAAACCGTTCAATCAGCACGGGCCAAAGCAACCCATGTTAGGAAGTACATGGCTGCGCGACACCAAGGTAAAGACGGTACTTCCGCTACCTATAACCCTGAACTGTATAGCGACGAAGAGGACATGCCAGATGCCTAGAGATGTTATGCCTATTGCAAAAGATTACGGACGGATGCCAGAGCAGGGACGGATACGTCTCGGCATGAAGACAGAGCGGGCCATGAAGGCTCTGGACACCTTCCGATTCACTTCCCCTGACCCCGGAGCCATTGAAGCCATCGCTGCCCTCTACGGGGGCAAAGCGAGGCGGTGGAGTGACAAGAGGGCGACACCTAAAGAACAATGGGAAGTGATTACTGAAGCAGATTCAATAAGGGTGTTCCTGCCTCAGCACAGCATTGATGTGTGGTACGAGGAGTGGTCTGGTGGAGGGCTGCTCCGCCGTTGTGACGGCATTGAGGCCCAAGTTGAAATAAAGACTCCTGATGGCACGGACATCGACATTGTTCCGTGCTATTGCTCTCAGTTGGTCGATAAGGGGCAGCAGATGAAGTGTCGTCCGTATACACGATTGAGTGTGATCCTTCCTGAAATCAGGTTCGGGGGTACATGGAGACTGGAGTCTAAGGGATGGAATGCTTCAAAGGAACTACCTGCAATGGCGCAGGTCATAGCACAGATGCAAGCGATTGGGATTGTGGAAGGTGTACTCAGTCTTGAAAAGCGAACCAAGGTAAGTGGCGGGCAGACGAAGAACTTCGTTGTACCCAAACTAAGTACTGATACGTCTCCGTTGGAGATCATGGCTGGTGCTGCCCGACCTCAGATCCAGATAGAACCCCCTATCCCAGCAGAAATCCCTATGCTAGAGGTTGTAGACGCAGAGATCGTGGAAGCAAGTATCGTGGAAGGTCCAGAGACCACCTCAGTTGCGATGAAGAAGAACCCCAATCCCCCACCGAGGTTCATCCCTGCATGACTGTGAAACTAGAGAAGCAAGTCATCTATATGGGTGCTGGTTTAACTCGTACCGCATGGATTATCTGGGACAACGGTGAACAAGTGGGATGGGAACTTGATTATATTGTCGCCCACCGACGGGCACATGATGTGATAGAACAGAAGGAACACAGAGACGGGGCATAATGAAAACCAAAACCATCCAGTTGAAAGTCACTATTGACTACCCACGCCGCTGGCGTGTGGGGAAAGTGATCGGTGAACTAGAAGACATCATAGAGATGACCGAAGATACGGCTATCAGTGTCACTAGCATTAATAAACTGAAGTCGTTGCATGAAACCCATTCGTGAAGCACTAGCCAAGAACTCTTACCTACAGGACTGCCCTCCACAAGTCATTAATAAAGTAGATTACAGCGCGGAAGTTTGGTGGCAGTGCACATGCCTCAAATGCAAGGTTGAATGGGCACAGAAACCGAACGGTCTTAAACCCATAGGTCAATGCCCTCAGTGCGGCAGTGGAGGATTCGGATACACATGAGCAACATCTATGGCAAAGGCACGAAAGGCAAAGCAACCAAGTTACATGCACAAATAATCAGGGACCACGGCTCTTGTGAGAAGTGTGGTTCTAGTAGCAATCTGCAATGCGCTCACATAATCAGTAGGAAATACAGTTGGACTAGGACATCCCTAGATAATGCCTTCTGCCTGTGCGCTTCATGCCACCGGCACTACACCGATAACCCGGTAGAATTCGGAGAGTTTACAATCGAAATGATTGGCGAGGATAAGTACCACGACCTAGTGGTCCTGAGAGAAACCATTATGAAGTTCGACTGGGACGCAGAAGCGGTCAGGTTGTATGCTGTTGCTAAGGAACGGGGGATTCTCTAGTGACTGACATACCTGACGACGATGAATACGAAGAATGGCCCAACCTTGATGAGAACTGGGGAGTCATGCTTAACCTTGATCCGGTAACACGGATCTGGGAGATGCGAGCAAGAGGAACAGCAGCCATGTTGATGTTTCTTCTAGTTGATGCTTCAGATGGAAGCGTCATGCAAAAACTGTTAGATGAAGCCAAGTTCGATCAAGTAGTGAAGAGTTTAGATGGCGCGTGATAAGCAAAGACCAAGCAATGAGCCTCACGGTCGCACTAAGGGCTACGTTAAATGCTGGAACTGCAACGGGTTCATAGGTAAACAGTTGCTAGACAAAGACAGTTACGACAACCAATGCCCACTGTGTGACGCTACAGGATTGATTGACTAATCATCTACTAACAGGGCTGTCTGCCATAGCACGCCCTTCTCAGGTACGTTGATCCAAAGCGCCTGCTGTGGTGCTTCAAAGGCGAAGTTACCGATGGCTGCATACTCGTCGTATCCTTTGAGGCTGCCATTGAGTAGAAATCCTGATGACGGGGCCATGATTAACTGATGGAAGTGGCCTAGCACCATGTAATCGAAGTCTGCATTGTTACGTTTGCGTGCAACCATACGCATGAGTGGAGGCCAGATGCCACCGATGCCACCTCCACCCTTGGCTTGGTCACCATGTGTAAGGAGGTAGGTCGTATCCTGTACCTCTACCATGAGGTCAGCACCTGCTGCTACATCAAAGGTAACCTTGTCGTTACCAATGAACCGCTGCTCCAATGTCTTAGATAGAAACCAATCAAAGTTATCTTTGACTCGTAGTTTGTGGCGAGGCTTGCGGGTACGACGCCCATGATTACCAACGACACACGGTACATGCACATAATCAAAGTGTTCGGCTAGAAGATTGATGCCTGCCGTGATCTGTTCAGTCCAGAAGATAACCGATGCAAGCATGGTGTCTTCATTGGTCTCTGATAATTCTTCATGGATGTCACCGCTGAAGATGTCACCACCGAGGAAGAGAACACACCCTTCATAGCGAACACCCGTGATGTAATCCTTAGTTAGAAGAACAACCTTCTGGAAGTACGTCTTCAACCGTTTAACTGCTATCTCTCTGTTGTATTCATTTCGATAACCGATTTCTTCTGGCCGAACTACCTCATCGAAGTGAGTGTCGGACAGTATCGTGCATACAACTCCACTGGATTTCTTTGGCTTGCGTGTCAGCCACGTCGGGGGTTTATATGTATGTCCTGCCAATCGGGTAAAGAGTTGACCTCTGATCTCTGCTTGATCCAGATCAGACTCTAACTCCTTAACCTGAGCCTTCAGGATAGACGCTTCAGTGCGTACCTTACCCAACTGGCGGGACAGGGCAGTGATCTCCTGTATCGTCTCACCTTGGTCAGCGAAATCCTTTAAGGATTTATCGTCGCTCACGGGCCATCACCGTTTCAACCCGCCCCGGAGTTACATCCTCATAACCTAGCGTTCTCAACCAAGCCGCTGTCGTATCCTTACCAACGGTACGGTTATGCCTGCCATCCCATACCTGATTAAAGATCTCATCAGGTAGATCATCAATCCATGCTCTCCCATTTTGGGGACGGTTAGCAAAGTCTGCTAACAACATATCAGAGGCCATCCACTACCTTAGGATCCCACAGTGTCGTCCAAACTGCTGATGTGACGACACCATTTGGTGAGTGCAACATTGCTCTTTGAAATCGCTTGACTGCGGACTTGGTTTTCCAACCAAATATCCCATCAGCAGTACCACACCAGAAGTCTAGCGCGTTGAGTCGTTTCTGTACGACTTCTACCTCTGGTCCCCGTGATCCCCTACGCAATGGAGACGTACTGATCTTACGTCCCATCTCTGCGTGCCATTCAATAATCGCAGCCCAGTCCACTACTGGTTCTGCTACATGCGTAACGTCATCACCAAATGTCTTGTTACGGAACCAAGCCTCACCATTGCGAGGCTGGAAATGCCACCACTCACCCTTGACCGTAGGAAGTATCCCATATTCTGCTGCTATACGGGTGATGGTTGGCTTGCTGACCCCGCCTATGGCAGATAGATCAACGGCGTATGAGTAACCATCCGGCTGCTCTTGATGAAATGATCCACGAAAGAATCCATCTGGACGTAACCAATCTGGGTTCGCAGCAAGGTTCCCCCTGCCAGCACGGTACTTATCATAGAGCCGTTTCTGTTCTGCGTAGGAACGACAGCCAGAAGATACTGCAACATGACCTTCGACCCGAATGTCCTTGAAGAAGTTTTCCAACCGCGCGATGAACCGAGGGTGCAGTAGCGAGAGATCTACTGATTTCTTAGTTAAGCGGATCGGGTTCATTGTCAGGCTCAATCAGTTGAGGTTCTTCCATTGGCTCTGGCTGATCATACTCTACTACCACACGACCATGGTCATCAGCCATACCACAGACGTTCTTCATGTGAGGATCATGTCGTTCACCGATCACCATCCACATGCAGGTGGTCCCCTCGTCCCCCGTAATGGTAAGTGTGCTACCTTCGAACCCCCATTCCACCACCTTGCCGGATGCTGACACGATGCTCCAAGGCGTACAGTTCAGCGCCTCCCATGTGCCCGGAGTCATATCGAACTCCGTGTCCATATTGATCACCGTTGGTGCGGTCCCCAACTCGGTAGTACCACGATAGATCAAGTCAGCCTGTGGCCCTTCAATAAATGAATGCCGCAGCCGCTTACCCTCTACTACTGGATGTTCAATATCAAAACTGCCCGATCCCTTCGTTAGCACACCCTTGCACCACAAGTCACCCTCTACATCCACCCGGTTACTAGGTGGCCCCCAGATACTCATTGCCTTTGTGAATGTACCCGCCGCGCCAGCCGTAGAATCCGGGTTGTCATACCAGTGATGGTTGCTGCCGTAATGGCTTATATATCCTGACGAACTGGCCGACCGACTCCATATCGTCCCGGCTTCATAAGTACTAGTACCAACAGAAGGATCAGCCAAGTAATCGGTGTAATCGATTAGGCCGATCCCAATGAGTTGCTGTGCCGGGTTGGTCGGGTGGTCATCCCATGCAGACATATACATTCTGCTTCGGTAAGCATTGCCTACATTGCCTGAAGTCCCACCCCATATTTGAAACGACTGGTATGGGCCGGGGGATGTTGTCTGCCGATTCCCGTATAGGACCATGCCCACGTCACCACTGGATTCAACCTGCCCTGTTCTGAAAGATACAAACGGATACTCCCCAGTGTTGTATGCAGGGCTGCCGTTTGTAGCAACCTTGACATAGGTCTCGCCAGCCGTACCGTCCCCACCACGCCATTTGGTGTAGCCACCACGCCCGACATTCTGTGCCGAACGGCGTGGTGTCCCGTAATTATAATCTAGGAACTGTCTCATCCTGTGCTGCTGTGATCTGTTGGAACTAATGTTGCACCAGTTTGTACCGTAATAAGAGTGACAGTAATAGTCCCTTCAGGCCAACGGTCACTTCGACCACCCTCAACATACTTGCGTTGGGCGCTCCCAGACCATTTCTGAAGAGACCCCGGCTCATACGCTATGCCAGACACATATACATTCTTAGTTTCGTTACCGATGATGAATGTAGTTAGGATCCGGTCCTCCAGCAGAGTCCTTAGATACTGATAGTCATCGTAGATGTCCTGATACACATGCCGATCTTCGAACTCGGTCTGTTCAGTGAGAATCACCGGCAGTTGGATTATTTCAGCCACGAATGGCATGGGTATAGCCCGTGTTGTCCACCTATACAACGATGGAGTGGAGGTGCGAGGCCCGCGTAACGTAACCTCTGGAATAAGAAACTCACCCACCACGGGGTTGATCCCTGCCCCGCCTTGGTTCTCAGGTGTTTGATCAGCGAGTGCAGTCACGCCGGGTGTAGAGGCGAGTTCCACGGAAGAAGAGATTGTCTTGGTACCACCAGCATCATCGGTCAACTTTATGTCAACTGATTCAGATGCAACCAATGGGGTATGGCGTAGGTCCACTGACACGGCTGCTTTAAGTTCAGTGATTCCCCACCTGAAACGCCCTTCGGATAGTGTGCCGTCCGTCACATACTTTGTGAGTGATTCTCGCCACGGCCCGCTATTCTTTACTTCATTCTCGTCGTATACGGAGAACAGGCGTGTATCCACACCATTGTATCTAACAGTGATCAGTGCTGTGATCGGTCCCTGCACTGGCCCATACAGAATGTCTGTGACACCATCGTCACCAGCGGTGGCGTCTCTCGGTCCCAGATCACCAGCCATCAGGTCGCTGGCATAGGCCGGGACCATCGGTTGTGTCAGTTCCCTCATGCTGAGACGACCCAACCCCGTGTGGTAGGCATCGTAGTTCGACCATGAGAACCAGATGTACTCGCCCTGTTCCTCTAGGTGGGTCACACCGTTGGTGATGTTGATTCGTGGCCCGTAAGTCAGGTAGCCCTCACCTGTGATCTTTGCCATACGAATACCCTTGTTGGTACCGATGATGACATAGCCACCGTACTCTGCTATTGCATTGACAGTCTCACCACGGGGTAGTTCGGTGGCGACAATCGGTACATCAAGCGACGATGTTGAGTTGTTGATCCCGATGTAGAAGATCTTGCCTCGGGTACCTTTATTGGCGGCAGCATAGATACCGACTGGACAACCCAGTACGTCAACCCAGTTATCTACCTGCGGGAAAGAAGCATGAGAAATATCGAAAGCGGTAGACGGGGCATCAGGAGCAGAAGGATCACCAGCAAGCCAAGTTAATCTTGCACCCATCGAAGCGAGCAGGTACCCACCCGCTACCCACAGCCCATCTATGTCTACGTCACCGGCCTCTTTAACACTCGTCCACTTCCCGGCAACTAGTTCCACCCCATCAGTAATAGTATTTACAAAGTCATCACCAGCAACGAACAGGTTGGTGCCATCACAAGCGATGGCTAATGTCTTACCAGTGAGGAAACTGCCATCAGTTATATTCGTGCCTGTAGCGTAGGCGAAGAAGTCTCCACCATCGACGCTGAACCAAACCTTGCCGTTGAATACCCCGCCGGTAGTCCAAATGTCAGCCTGATACACATACGCTGTGTCCCCGGTAGCCGTGACACCGGCTGCTTCAAAATAGAATTTCCGGTTAGGGGAAATGTCGCTAACCGGGTTAAAGGTATCGTTTACTGAACGATGCAGTTTCAACTCGCCCTTAGTCCACGGGTCTATACCCAAACTGGTGTGGTATTCCCGTAGTTGCGACTCCGCCATGTCGCCATCTGGCTGACCAGCACCCAACTCCCAATCGCTACGAGTACGTTTCCATACCCCCGCTTGGTTGAGTGACTGCTCACCGGGCTGCCCACCCGTATCAAAGCCCTGTCGAATCGGATCGATAGTGGTCCGCCCTAGACGGGCTAGATCAATGTTATATTTACGGTCACCAAGACGGACGGGAAGAGCGTCACGAACAGACTTGTGTAACCCGGAGCGAGGCGGAACAGGCATGATTAATTACGAACAGTCGTTGGAAACACAGAAGAAGTTGCTGCATCTGTCCGTATCCCCCACCTCGCCATCAGACGACGTGCCTCCTGACTTACCCGACGATCATATTGCGCCTGTAATATCATTGAGTAACGGCTCCGATCGCCGGGATTCAATGCGCCGTCACCCCTCGAATTACCAGCGGCATGAAGATCAAGACGAGTTGACTCCTCTGCAAGCATCAACCCGGATGCTGCTCCTAATGTGGGAATATCTATCATCTCAGCCGACATTCCAAGATCACTTACAAGATCGGTACTCAGCGGTAGACCAGCGGCTACGAGAAAGGGATGGGCATACGTTAGATTGACAGTTATCGCCTTCTCAATACCCTCACGTCGTACCAGTTTGAATGTGCCGACAGGATATTCCTGAACTGTCACATTGAATCTGAGTCGCCGGTCTCCACCTGCATGGGCTGTTCGTGTCGCAGACAAGATCTGAGTAAAACTGTTGTTAGCAAATGAAACGTCTACGGCGCTTACGGAGGTTGAGAAGTCCACGTCAACAGTGGCTACTGCAAACAGGTTCTCAGGCAAAGCGTTAATAGCATTGATCAATGCCTGATGGATCTGATGGCCGCTGAACCGTGGCTCAACTTCAATCAATGTAGTGTCTGCGTCCCATGCCTGCGCCGTGCTGCCGTCCATCCCCCGCTCCACGAACACACTCTCGCCGTTGCGGGAATGAACGTACATGGTCTCAGGCGACTTGGTGGTCCCATTCTTGGTGCTTACGGAGATGTAGGAACCAGAACGGATGCCATCGGTCTCATGTTTTAGGGTAATGGGTGACTCAATAGCAGTTATACCTGCTGCAAGTGCATCCAATTCAGTGCGTGTATTGCTATTGAGTAGTCGTTTCGTACTCGTAATAGCGTCAGCGATAGTAGGCATGGCCCGATCCTAGCGGGTAGTGGGGGACAGGGGTAGATCCCGCTGCCCCCCACCATCCGACTTCAGCACAGGTTACTTAGTCCTCGTCAACATCAGTCAACGTACTGAACTTCGCCATGTGCGACTCACCCTTGACCTGAAGACCCTCTTCGCAAAGGATCATCACCTTGTCGCTGTCGCCAGTCTTGGCAAGCGTCTCCATGACGAGCGGCTGCATCACACGCCGCTGAATGCCTTCCTTCTGGACAACAAACGCCGTCTCGCCGTGAACCCAGCGGTTCCTGACGATCTGTGTCTCACCAAACTCATGGAACACAGAAGAGACAGGCACCCGGCCACGACGCGGGTCGTCAATCACGGTTCGGACACGACTGGAGTCCGAAATCTGGTTCAACCCGTTAGTTGTACCCAGTGTGGCTGGGTTACAGATAAGCAGGTCAGGTACACCACCCTTGTTGTAGCAGGTCTGCATGAGAGTCTGCAACCGTGCAAGAGTCAGTTCACCGGTTGCGGAATCAACATTGCTGGTAATCCAGTAGTTGAGTCCGCCGGTTGAACGACGCTTGGTCACAGTGTCATCCCTTGCCACACCATAAAGGTATGCCTGCTCACGGGTGATGACGTTCTCAACGGTTCTGCCATACAACTGCTTGGCAAACTCGTCGTTCACGCCATAACGGGTGATCTGCTGCTCGGTACGGGTCATGTCTACGGGGGTAGGCCCGAAGATCTGAGTGTAGTTCTCGCGGATGGTGCGGTCTGCTGACCGGGCCACACCGGGGTCGGAACCCTCAACCAGCGCCGTACCGACGCAGATTACGAGGTCACCGACAGCCTGTGCAGGCCAATCTGAACCGTTTGCCCACGTTGAAACTGTCATCACCGCTGGGTTTGATCCGTGGTCAGGATTCGTGATACGCATCACGGCCTGCTCACTGACGCCACCAGCGGCTTCCTTGCCAAGTACAACCAGATCATCGATCTGGAACTTGTAAGCATCCTGTGTCGCTACGGTAATGCTGACAGGTGTAGCACCTGACGTAGCATTTATTACCGACACGTCTGCTCTGGGGAGCAACAGTTCCTCGTCCATCCACTTGAAAGTGGTCTGGTCACATCCAGAACTGGCGAGAATCTGTCGCCCGTCAGTTCCGATGCCATTGATAAGCGGCGAATCGATGGGCGAGACCATGTAGATCGCCTCGTCCATACTGATCTTGATGCCGACTGCTAGGTCATATGATGTGACCCTGCTCTGATAGCCTACGATAGCCATCTTCGTTCACGCTCCTAAGTAGTTAAGTGGATTGGTTCTTTTTCCTCCGCAGAATCCGCTCATACTTTTTGCGATTATCGGCAAAGTCTTTGACACCTATCCGGCTACCCTCTTTGTCCAAATACGGAACAAAGGATCCATCCCGCCTCGTTTCACCAGCGATTCCCTTCTCCCAAGCCGGATTGGCCTGACGTGGGGGAACCTTATTCATCCTGCTAGGTGCAGCAGCAGCCGTTAAGGCTGGCGCTTGCAGTATCCGCTTGACAGTCCCACCGCAATCCTCACAAACCTTGTCAGGATTATCGTTTATTGACTGTGTTCGCTGATACTGCTCCAAGCATTCAGAACAGCGGTAAACGTATGTGGGCATTACCTAAAAGCCAGATTGAATAACCCGTTGATCCGGGCTATCTCCACCCGCCGCCTCCAAAAGCGTATGGATGAACCTTGCTGCGGAGTCTTCCTTCGGACGACCCGCATCTAAAGATTCCCTAAACGCTTTATGGCCTGCGTCGTATGGACTTTCGGTCTGGTTTTCAGGTGGAACCGTGTTGTCAGCAAGCGCCCGTCGTTCCTGAGTTGCCTGACGATCTGAATCATCAGACTTCTCCTGAACCGGGGCTGGTGCGTCCCGAAGGATGCCTAACTCCGCTGCTTCGGCACGAAGAAGATCTGTTTCCAGTTCCCCATCGTAAGCCTTGTAGAGAAGTTGCCCTGCTTTCGTATCTGTATCGACTCCGGCTTTCAGAAACGCCATTTCGCGTTTCATAGCGTCAAGTTCCTGCGTTGCTTTCTTGCCACGTTCTGCGGCGTCACGCAAATCCTTGATTCCGCCAGCGTCATCTTCTGGGTAGTCAGCCATGATGTCTCTCCGTTGCCGTTCGCACATAGTAGGAGGGTCTATGTGGTGGGACTATGTATGAACCTCGCCGGTTGTCAAGCCGGATTGGCCTCCACTTCTGTACGCGCTAGGAGCGTGGGAGTCCCTAGCGGCTATGTTGTAAGCGACACACCCGGCCTAAGGCGTCACAGGCGGCCTACATAGGTAACTGTAGCACACTCTTAGCCCGCTGGGTGGTTAGCAATGAAATTTGCGTATGCTTCCGGGGTATTCAAAACGATGGTCACACCTGCTGGTGTATCCTGCTTACCTATTGTCATGTTGATTGTGCCAACAAGCGCACCGATAGCAACGAGTAGCGCGGTGATCCCTGCTAAGAGTTTAGTCACGTTGCTCACCAGTTATCGTCGTACCATTCGTCGCACCATTTTCTAGTGCGACAAGCCTGCTCGCTCATATCGGTACGCCACCACAGATCCCCTAGTTCCCAGCCGATTTCCTCTAGCCGCTGTTCGATTGCTTCGATATCGTCAACCCACTCAGGCTCCCTATCAGCATCAAGCAACAGAAAGGCAACCGAATCCTGTAGATCTTCAAGGTCGTCGGTTGTGGCTAGATCAGACACGTCCACTTCGGGAATAGCCTGAATCGCTGCTAACAACTGGGAAGTGGTGACAAGGTTGCTGGTATCTACCACCTCAATGGCCGCTACAGAAACCTCTAAGTTATCTATACGACTGGCAACCTGAGCGGCGTTCCAAGTAACTACAGCACTCACGAAAATGATTGACCCGACAAGGCCTAAGGTAAGTTTAGATACTTGGACCTTCTTTAACTGATCAATCACATCGTCAGACATTACGACACCACTGACGCTGACCCGTCACCAAACTTGGAGGCGACAACACCCTTGACAAGACTCAGTGCCGCTGTGGCACCGGCCAGTCCTGCGGCCTTGGCATTACCGATGTCTCCACCGATAACAAAGATTCCAAGGAATGCCTGAATAAAGGTAGCGAATACCCGTTCAAGAACATCTTTAGTAAACACTTGCTCTCCTTACTAGTTGGAAGCACCCCAACCTGTCTGAGTACCTGACACCATAGCACCACCACCGCCTGCGAAGTCAGCCGCGCGCTCTCGCCTACGACGATTAACTCTTTCCATCACGTCGCTATCCATTTGAAGTGCGGCTGATACACCCTCATTTGTAATACTAAAGTCTTCTTCACCAGCGCGTTCCGCGAACAACGAAGCCTGTCCCGCCAACGCCGTGTATGCCTCTTGGAGTTGCTGATTGGAGTAGTCAAGATCAGCGATATCTTCTGCCATCTGCTGAGAGATTCCCTCGTCGTCAAGAGATTTCTTCGCCAAGCCACCAGCCATAGCAGCCCCAGCCTTTGTTGCCAGATCTGTGAGTTCTGCGTTGGGGTCTAGGTAGGAGGCCAGCAGGGCGTTCTCTCCCTCCACCCCGTACCACTGTTCGAACTGGGTTAGCACCTCTTCGGGGGCATCCAGAACTGCCGCTACGCCCCTTGTGATCCGGGTATCCAACTGCTGCAATGAGACGTTCCCACTGACGAGGTTACCGATGTATTCTTTTGTGCTTCTACCACCTTCTGCGATGATCGAATCAAGACCGTACTGCGTCATCAGTTCATGGAAACGATCTTCATAAGAAAGATAATCTTGGATATCAATAGCGTTGTACCCACCCTCTATCCGGGGGTGATAGCCGGGGAACCTAACCTTGAACTCATGCTGTTCGTATAGTTCCGGCAACAGGTCGGCTGCCTTGTCGGGCGGCAGCATCATCACGCCCGTCTCCTCGTCCAAGTAGGTACCGGTTAGCCGTGGAATAATCCAGTCTTCCAACAGCCTGCCAATCGCACCTGTGTCGAATCCAGCCATTCGTAGTTCTGCTTCTAGCAGGTTCCGGGCATAGGTGATATCCGTTTGGGACATCGTTGGGATTCCCGGTTCCGACACGACCGCTGGGACCGGATCGTCAAACCAAGCACCGGGTTGGAATGCTCCTTGATCCGTGTCGGCCTCGAAATCACCGCCGACACCCGGACCCATTGGGCCGAACCCGCCCGTGCCGCCCTCATCCCCACTACCGCCCGCGCCGCCCTGACCGTCGCCCTCTTCCTCAGGGTCAGGGTCAGGGTCAGGATCGGGGTCAGGATCCGGGTCCGGGTCAGGATCCGGGTCAGTCTCCGGGTCAGTCTCCGGGTCTTCGTGGGCTTCAACCTTGATTGCCATTATCTGATTGCCGCCTTCTGGCCCCGCCCCAAGCACCCCCCCGGCGATCTCGGCTTCCCCCTGCTGCCAATAGAACACATCTGGATCATTGATATCGGGCGCGTCCATCCCCCGCAATGCGTCAGCAGCGCCCTCTGAGATGAATCCATGAGTGTTATCACCGGTCGCCAAGGGGTCCAGCGCAAATTCGATTACCGCTTCGAGACCCCCGGTGTCTTCCAGCATCGCAAGATGCTCAAAGAAACCCCTTACATCATCATCGGCTGATGCCAAGAAATCGAAGAATTCGGCGTCACCTGCCGCCAACCTGTCACTTCTCGCTCGCGTCATCGTGTCCCCCATGCTTGGGCGATTGAACCTGCGAGGTCATTGACATCGCCTCGGAAACCATCGGTCATCTGGTAACGAGACTGCCGCTTCGCCCAGTTCTCGGCTTCCTGTACGTCCATGAACCGTCGGTTATCCCTAGACAGGGTTCGCCCCGTCGTTCTCCTGCCGCCACTCGAATCAGCCCCCTCGGGAGCCTCGCCAACAACCAGATCATCTACTCCAAGACCCATAAGATTAACATCTTCAAGATTCAGTTGAAGAGTGCCAGCGATCATCGCTTTAACCTCGGTGAGAGTGTCAGCGATTGTCATGCCACGTTCACTAAGATCGTCAACATCGATGAAACCCCACTTATTCTGGGCTAGTCCCTGTATGTGGTCTTGAACATCGGCCCACGACATCGACCCCTGAAACGTCTTTATCGATGCGCCCGGTCCAGCCGGTTGCGTCTCATAAAAGCCGCCGGTTGCCTCCATATAGGTAGCAAACTTTCTGGCATCAGTATCGTTCATACCGACCATCATCGCTTCTGCGTATGATTTGATCCTGTCCATATTCCGTTTAATATTACCCCGCACAGGAGCAGTCGGAGAAGCCAAACCATCTTGGACTAGGCGCGTGCGGATCTGTTCTTTGCTCCAAGAATTACGTTCAGAGAGATCGGCTAACCTGTCCCAATAGCCGCCCTGAGTATCAAAGTAATCGTACAAACCCTCTTCTTTAGCAATCGATTTTAGATCGAACCGGTTTGTTTCAAGGTTGGCTTCCCACTGTGCGGGGTCAGTGAACTGAAGAATGTACGAATCACGCAGCGGTTCTTCGTGGTCCTCATACCAATCAGATCCTTTGATCGCTCCCAACAAACTGTTGTATTGCTGGTTGTAATCGGCATCCTTCTCGTCTTCCCACCACGCCCCAACAGTGTCCATCAGTGAGGGGACTGCCTCCAATAGCCTTGCGTAACCGGGGAAGTGCTGTTTGAACTCATCGAACCAGCCCTCTACTGGCGCATTGTCGTCGTCGTCTCCCATGCCCCCGCTTCGTGAAGTCGCCCTCCTACCACCACCCGACGTACCCTCAGTTCCCTCCACCTCACCTTGACCGAACCAATCAGGGTTCTGGGAAGTATCCGCATACCCCCCTGCCCCACCCGGCCCAAATACCTGCCAGTTGGTCATACCCCCCGGCCCCACGATGGCCCACCAAGGATCATTAAACGTCTTATCAGTACCCGGAACTAGGTCGTCTTCCCCATATGTCACACCGTCGATGATGACAGTGTGCCCCTCGGGCCAGTCGGTATTAGTTTCAGTTCCCATTATTCACCACCTGAGTTCGGATCGTTGCGCCGGTATGGGTCATCCTGCCACAACACCGGCTGACCCTCTGAATCATATGGGACCAAAGTGTTCTGTGAATCCCGTAGCACTTCAGGTGTTTGGAACACACCAGACATTGAATAGTGATGGTATGCCCTGACTACATCCCGTGCGTACTCCATCATGGTGGGATGAGGATCATTCTTCGCCGTATCCGTACCTGCTGACCAGTGCCTGCTGGCAGTCCCTTGGCCCGTATACCATTCGGCAGCGACGCGACCGACATCGCCCTGATGCTTGGTCAACAGCCTATTTATTTCCCAACTGGCGAGCCGGTCCTGATCGTGGGGGTTTGTAACATCAACACCGGGGTTCCCCCCGTTCCCCATCCCAGAGTTCGCCAACAACCCCTGCCATGTGGACGGCTTGATCTGGTACTTACCCATCGGGCGATTGGACGAGTCAGCATTTTCTCCGCCCTCCTTGGCAGCGAGCCACTCCGCCAAGTTCCCTGTATCGAGATCGTAGGACTCGCCAGAACTGGGCGAATCTGTTTCCTGTTCTCCCAAGATGTAGAGCAGTCGTTTCCCTACCTCCAACTTCCCCGCGTAATTAGCCCAATCTTCCCCAATCGGGTGGACCATACCCGAACCATCCCCGTTTAGGAATTGCGGGTTGTAGTAGTTTGCTTCGGGGAACGGCGACTGGGCACTATGAACCGTGGGTACCTTCCCAGCATTGTCTTGGTTGAAAGCAGTCAGCAACTCGGGGTTCTCTACATTCCCGCTAGTCCCATAGTGGAAATCTCCGAACAGGGAGTCGAACATATTGTTCATCGCCCCCATGCGGCTGCTCTGCCGGGATGTAGTCAGCCTGTATTTGTGGGTGTTGACACCGGGGATCTCGTATGGGGTGGGGTCAGCCCGCAGCCCCAAAGGTTCCCACTGGTCTGGTTTCTGAGGATCTATCCCGACACCATAATCAGCAGCCTTCGCTATCGCTTCTCGTTCGGCGTCAGCACTACGATAAATAACGAACAATCCCAACCCGTCTGGGAATGGGCTGAGAGCAGGATGGTCCATTAGAAATCCTGTTTTCTCACCATGTATATCGTACATCGCATTAAATAGATCTTCTTCTTCCTCCATCGTGGTCTTGCCACGGATAGGCATGACGTTAGATCCAAGAAGATTTATCAGACCAAAGGCTCGGTCTCCGAAAGGCTTCCATAGCCCATTGAGAACCTGCGTTGACCCTTCATACGCCCAAGTCATTACCCTGCCACCCTGCTCTTCCGTGCCTTCGTGCCGGGAGAGAAGTACCTGAAGACATCGAAGGCAGCGCGTGTCCGCTGTGTCCGATCCATGTCTTCAGCAGTACCCAACGCATTCATTACACGACTTTCAATATCATTCATGGCACCAAGGCGTTCCTCAGTCTGCTTTACCATTGTCTCATTAAACGTCGTTGAAAGCGTGGGATTCTGGGCAGCGATAATATTCTTCGTAAGGGAGTCGCTATTAAAGCCTCGGCTCCCGAACTCTTGGAAACCGATTGTGTTCGCAAAGTAGTTACCTGTCGTAGTCATGTTCCCACCGCCGACAGTTTCGTTAATAACATGGAACATGAACCGTGCGACATTCTTCCGCTGCTCAGTATCAAGCGTTGGCCTGTGCCCACCGTACTGGGCTTGCCCTGTCTCTACATCTACGCCAGCGAGGCCAGCGAGACGAACTATATCTCTGTGCGAACCTTGTACCCCGATCTTAACGTTCTCAGGGTCTCCATAGAACCCGCCGGGGCCGAATAGGAACGCATCAGCAGTCGCTATGGACTCATCGCTGACTGTCAACCCCATCAAATCCTTATTAAGCGCGGGATCAAGATCAACTTCTCCGGTGCCAAGAACCCCTCGGACCAACTGGGAGATCTCTGCTGCCTTTGCCTCATCGACCGTTATGCCCTTCTTCTCCGCAGCAGAACCGAGTCGGGCCTCCAAATCGTCTGTGAAGTCCTGAGTCGGGTCGCTCGCACCTCCACCACTCATCTTTGAAATCCAACCACCCATATAATCGTTGAACTTCTGATCAATGAAGTCATCTATCTCCAACGAGGGCAAAGGCAACCCGGTCCTACGCGCCTGATCGGCTACTCCCAAATGGTCGGTAAGCATCTCCGAGACGAAACCGAACATCGCTTCTCGGTCCATGCTCTGTGCGATACCCCACCTGATACTGGCAGCGTTCTCCCCGTAGTAGCCCATCATTCCCAACTGGGCTTGGACGCCCCGGAAATAGTCTGCATTGTTGCGCGCCAAGTTTGTCATCATGTGGTACAAGGAAGCCTTGTCTAGTGGCATTCCTACTAATACTTCTTCAAGGGTACGAACGTTACCCATCGGCGTTCCATCGAAACTAGGGACAACACCGATATGGGTTTTGTCTGGCGTGTTGTACCACGCCTGCTCCCCATCCGGCTGGTCCGACTGGGCTGCCGGAGAGATATACATATAACGGTTGGTGCCAACGGTTTTGGTTACCTCGGCGTCATACGACTGCTGCTTCGCGTTACCTAGTTCCGCCCAAGGCGTCGGGTCTGTCGTGTTGGCATGAAGCCACTTGGCAACATACAGCCTGCCTTGCTCGCTTTGAAGATCGACCATGTTGTAGTTATCGAATTGGACATCATCCCAATTCGTTTTTGGGGCTTTGCCTGCCTCTGTCGGCTGTTCTCCCAAGCCGAACAGGTCGATACTTTCTGTCGCTCCGGGGGGTGCGTTCATTGCGTTGACGACAAATATCTGGTTGTCCAACAGGATGTTCACCAACCGGTCAAACCCCAACTGTGGACCCATTGAACCAAGGTAGATCTGTTTCAACCCCGGCCATTGTGCAGTCACGGCTGTCTGGTTCGCTTTATCCTCCGTACCGGTATCTGTTGGGTCACCTGCGTCATCCGGTGCTGGCGGCTTCGTCACCGTTGTCTCTGGATCTACCATTAGTTATTAATCCCTACTGTCAAGCCTTGATCCGCGAACTGCCCCAACTGTAGTTTAATCGTCCACTCTTCGGAAATGAGAGGGACAAATAGGTTGTAATACAACTCATTCAACCACGGTCGGTTCTGCAACAAGGCTTCCATCTTCTTCAAATGGTCGAACTTGATCTGGTTGCGCCCGTCCTGTGCAGTCTTATCGGAACGGGTAGCGAGGAGATCCAACTGATTGTCCATAGACACGACTAACGCCATACCAGCAAGGATGTCGTCCTTGTACGGAGTGTGGTCAGGAACAATCGAAGGGTCCGCAAGCAACAGCCGCATGTCCGTCATCAGATTCTCACGACGCATCTTGGACTGTGACAAATGCGTTGATGCGGCAAAGACGGGATGAACCTTCTTGAAGTCCGAGTTGAAGTTATCCCACCTTCGTTCAATCAGTTTCACTAGATCCCGATCTCCCGCTAGACGCGCAGCGACAAGATCCTTTGTCGCCGCCTCGGCATACCCATAGTAGGCGATGCCAGCAGCAGAGATATAGATCGACTCTATGTATTGTTCCGGGGTTTTCTCAAACCTCATGTCCCTAGCGAGTTGTAGGGCACGGGCTTCCGATTCGTACATCCGTTCCTCTGGATTGGTCCCCCGTGGGATAAAGAAGGTTGAAGCAAGCGGAGCAGCATCCATGAGGTAGTCCGCTCCGGGTGATGTCATCCATTCCAAGGCTGCTACCGTCTGTGGTGTCGCCGCAACCGTGTATTTGCCGGTCTTGCCCTGCTGGAAAGCCGAGATTTTCAACAGTTCAGTTAGCCACTCGTTCTTGAATGCCTGACTGATCCCTCGCTGTGTCTTAGCGTCTGTTTCCGCCCAGTGGTTCGCCCAGTCGGAAGTCCCAAAATGCTCTCCGACATACTCATCCCAGAACTCATTCTTGTATTCATCCAGCATCTCACGGAAAGCCTGCTCATAGGGGATTCCCGTATCCCGCAACTGCTGGAACTTCTGATTCCATTCCCAATTGGGGTTATCGATAAAGGACCGTGGTGTCCCCGTAGCCAGCCCACCCCACCAAGAAAGATTCTGGATAAGCATGTATTGTTTGGCGACGTGGTTGATGGCGTCGAAGACCTTCTGGGTCTGCAACTCCTGATTCGGGAACTCTCGCATCTCCTGTTCGGTCGGCAGCCAACCATTGACTGCTAACGCTTCGATTGCAGCCATCATCGATTTGGCATGTGTCCCGCCAACGTCACCGACCTCTATCCCAACGACAGCGAGCATTTTCGCTATCGGGGGTGGGACAATCGTCTGCCATATCAACGAAGACGCTTCAGAATCGTACCCGTACCGACCGACAAGGTTGTCGTGGAACCCGAGAGTGCCCTGCCCTCGTAGCGTCGGATCCAGCGTGGATAGGCCCAGCAGCGGAATGCCAGCCAAGGGACCGTACTGAAGGTTCCCGGTGGTGTCGCCGTAGCCGGGGAGCAGCAGGCTGGTAACGCTTGTCAGATCGCCACCGACAAATCCGATCCCCTCATCCCCCATTAAGTTCTGAAGGAAGGGGAACTCAGAGAAGTTGTCCATCATGTAGGGGAAGAAAGCACTACCCGGCAGGAACGCCCTCTTGGTACCCATGTCGTCTTCGAAGATCAGACCTGACCGTTCCCCCGAGAACAGCGCAGCAGCAAGGTTTCGCAACGCATCCGGGCGGGTCTCCAACGTCCGTAGCCACCTCTTAAGGAACTGCTCTTCTGCAAACCAGAAGGGGACCATCGTTCCAACTGATTCCTGCCATTGCGACCGTAGGGAATGGTCATCAACGAAGAGTGACGTTTGCCACATCGCTCGTTCCGTTGCGATATTGACATGCGCCTGTTCTTGTAGGTGCTTCAAGTTGACGTATTCTACTAACTGCCGGGTGAACAAAGAGAATTCATCAACGACCTCCTTGCCTGCTTCCGCAGCAGCGTTCATCCTCCCCTTGTTCTTTATATACATATTGACAAAGAACTCACGGTGTTCTGGGAACGTATCGAACCAAACGCCACTAGCAACCGGGCGGTCCAACGCACCCGGCCCTTTAGTGGTAAGCACTCGGAAGAACTCCTCGTCTCCCAAACGACCGGCATCGCTCATAAAGCCAGCGGCCTGATCTGCGGTTAGAGCACCCGCCTCCGGGCGCACAAAGTCATCGATACGGAACATCTGCTCCAATATCTCATGTCGTGGACGAATCTTCTGCTGATAATCGCCCAGCATTTCTGCCAGCCGCTTGTATCTAGTCAGGCTGCTATTGAGATGTTCAACAGAACCGATTAACGCAGGTGCCCCGTCTGGTGGTATAGCGTATGGTGCCCACGGTATCCCGAACTCAATGAACTCTTCTAGTTGGGGAATAAAGACCTGTTCAATCCCGTTCTCGTCCATTCTATTGACGATTGTCAGGCGAACCTGTCCAGTCTCATGCCCGACATAATCAGGCTGTAGCCGTCGGAAGGCAGTTACTTCCGCCGGTACCGTCTCCCTCGTAGTCGCAGCAATTCGGTTCATTGCTCTGAAAGACTCAGGTGCGTGCTGGTAATAGTTGCGGACTGCCCTCGTCAGTGGTAGGGCTTCAGCGAAATGGAAGTCGAACATGGGTTCGCGTGAAATAGCACGGATCATGGGGTTGACAGCGCCATCGAAGAAGTTGCGGGCCACACCAAGTGTCCGCTCACCTATGGTCGGCTTTGCTGTGAGGGGCACCCGAGCAAGTATCTGAGGGGGGAGCAGGGTGGGGTTACCCCATCTAGTGACACGCCCAGAACTCACAATCCCATCTACCGAATCGGCAAGTTCCATATTGATCTGATGGTGGATCTCACCCCTTTGAGCCATAGTCGATTTGCCAATACGCGAAAAGTTGGTGACCAAGTTGTTCAGTTCGTCTACCCCGGTAGCGGCTGAGTGTTCAACCTGATTGAGTATGTCGTATGGGCCGAGCCACTGCTCGCCCATTGCAGTCCACTCGCTCCCCTCTGCCATTTTCTTTGCTCGCAGATCGGTCAGCAACCGGGGGAGTGTCTCTGCCCAGAACGCATCGTGGGTGGGGTGGGTGATCACCCCGGAGTTGAGCAGGGCAGTTCGGAAGGCAGGGATCTGGTTGTACTTGGCGTCTAGGATTTCCCGCATCAGGGTCACATTTGCGTCTTCGCCTGCTATTTTCGTGGTGAGTGTAGGAATCTTTTTCCCGGCAGACACCACGGGTGTATCAGATAGTGCATCCGTAAGAAATGCCTTAACTGTTTCAAAGAGTTCCGGGTTCGAAGATGCCCTGTTACCAGCGACATTCAAAACTTGGACATTGTTTTCTTCTAGCCATTCAAGGAACCGTTCCCGTGTCGGGTTCTCTATCCAAGGCTTAGCGTTATTCCGCGTTCCCCGTCTGGTAGCACCCTTGCCCGCACTGTCACTCCCGAACCAAACAGTACCGTCTGAGTTCAGAGTATTCGCATCAGTACGAGGAACCCAACCGCTGCTTTCGTGTTCTGATGCCTTGAACCGTGCCCCTAGAGCAGCATCGTTTCCCCCCTCTACCCTGTAACCCCTAGGCATATGCCCACCGGTCGCTATCCCAAGTTCTTCCGCAGCGAACCAGCCAGCCTGATCCCCACCGGTCTGACCACCAGAGATGATCTTCTGAACACCCTGATAGGTGCCGGGTTCCGCCCCCGGACCTGCGGCCCCTCCATGACGAGCAGCCGTGCGGGCTTCTCGCCCGGTCAGGGTTTCAAAACCGGCATAGTACTCACCAGACTTATAGGCTTGGTAGGCACCTTCGGCAGTATTGAATTGCTTACCTTTGAAGGTCATAGGGGTTTCGCCCCAGTTGGAAAGAATCATGTTCTTCCCCTGACCACCGTGAACCACTGTTGGCCGGGTAGACGCAGCGGTAGCCTCTACGCCCGGATTGAACCACGGGATCGTTTCCTCCTGCCCCTCCCGCAGCCACATCATGTCGCCCCTTTTGTCCTGCCAAAGAACATTCTTCTTGATGGTGGAAGAATGGGCGGCTTCTTCGAGCATCTCTTCCGGGAGGCTGTAGGGGCTGACTCCTATATGTTCACCCAGCGGTCCACCGTTAATATCGAATCCGCCCATATCTCTAGGCGTAACAGGCCGCTGCATCGTGGTATCCCATGTCCACATCGTTGATGGAGCCTGATTAGAAGGTTCGTACACTCTGGCTTTCACATGGCGTGCGACCGCTGAAGGGTTCCCGACTCTGGCTTCCCAAGAGATCGGGACACTTCCCTCTCCGGCAACAGCGCGTGTCTGCTGAAGCCACCGGGGGATACTGCCTCCCGGATCCCCCGCTGCCCTCGCTGCACCCGGTGGCGTCCCGTGAGTTTGGACTCCCCCCTTACCGAAGATTGGTGTAGCGGAGGGGATGCCCTGCATCTCGCTAATACGCATCTGTAGGTACTCAAAAGTTCTAGGTGCTGTCTGGCTCATCCTCGCCCGGCCAGTTCCCAAACCAGCCTTCGGGACTACAACTGTTGCACCTTCTGGGATCTGATCGAATGCCGCATCAATGAGTCGCACATTCGCGGCGTATTCAGTATCCCTGAAGAAGTGTTCGTCTTTCATGCCGGGATACTTCTTTGTTGGGATACCAAGAGCATTTGGTTCATCTCGGATAACTGCCTGACCGGCCTTGCCCCAACCTTCAAGGTTGTCACCGTATAGGAATATCTTCTCAGGGTTCTCTCGGACCAGTTTGGGAGTCAGGCTTCCAATGGTCTCCACCGCGTTGCGAGGTGGATGGGTGCCAGACCCGGCGATTATACCGTCAACCTGTGCCAGCCCTTCCGTCACGCTTCCCGGTGAGGCACCGTCACGGAAGAACGGCCAAACAGTATCGATCTCGCCCCGCTCTATCATCTGTCTAAGCAGCGCATCCCGGTACTCCCAGAGAGCCGCCGGGTCGATCGCGTTGACCTCTTTGAAATCCTGTGCAGGTTTGTTGCCTCCCCACATCCATTCCTTAGGGTTGCGGCGCTGCCCCTTCTTCCTTCGGACACCCCAAACGGCTCCGGCGGCCTCCGGGTTAGGAGTCACCGCTGGCTCTCCCCCATCCCAACCGTGACCGCGTGTTCTACCCGTCTCAGGCCGCGCCGTGCCACCGCTCGCCTCGGTCGGTCGCGCCCGCCCCATCGTCTCACCTAGATACTGGGGTTCATACGGCACGGCGACATCTCCGTGGAGTGCCGCCGCCTCTGACTTGCCACTAGCAATCGTGTCGTAACGCAATGCTTTCGGGAATGCTTCGGTTACAGCACCGAATGGTTCTCCGATGATGTCAATGGTGGGGACCATTTCGTCAGATCCGTGTTCAGTAAAGATACGCCGAATACCGTTCGTGCCTTTCTCGCCTCCGACAGTACCGATGAAATCTCTCTCTATCCCCTTGACTATCCTAAGATCCTTCTCGGGGGAGAACCAAGCGATCGCGTCTCCGAACCGTTCCGCTGCTGCCCCGTGAGCCTCTGGTCCCGGCCCCATCTGCGCTGTATGGAACCCACCACCCTTCGGTGCCACATACCCGTGGTAACCGGCTTCCCTCAGGTTGAGCCGCAGTTTGTCCATTACTAGAGACACCATTTCGTTTATCTGCCCCGGCTCGAACGGCATCCCCTCTCCGGTATTTCTCGTCGTTATCATTTTCACGAATCCGCGCAAACTACTGTCAGGTCCGCCTATAACCGCCGCATCGGCAAACCCGTGGATATCAGCAAAGGTCGCACGCGGGTTACTCAACTTCGCCAATAACGGAGCCAGTTCAGCATCGGTCCATAGCATTGTGCCGGTGTGTTCCTTCAGCAAATTACCGAAATGCTCTAGTGCTTCCAGAACAGCCTGCTTGGCATCATCCGCTACCCCCGTAGCGCCATAGTCCAGCAAGCGGGGCGCACCCGTACCAGTAAACTGCACGTCATGGATAACCCCATACCCCTTAGCGAACTCGGCATCGGGCGTCGTATACAACGCATCTCCCATAGCGGAACGCCCGCCCAACGACTTCCCGCTTGTGGGATCCTTGCGAACAAAGGCGCTGAGTTCCTTTGCGGAGCCGTGGTACAACGTCGGGCCTCCCGGCCACGCTCCTACAGGCATTCCCGCCCTAGGTGGCAGATCGCCCACTATCTCCCAGATAGCCCGCTCCAACTGACCAATCGTTGACTGCCCCGCATGTTCGTTAATCGTCTGAAGTACCTTGTTTACCAAGTGCCCAAACTGGTCGTAACCAGCGTCTCGGGCCGCACTGCTGGGTGCGTGGTACCTAACCCGTGATCCTGTTGGCAACGACAGCATCGAATTCGCAAGATGTGTTACTTCTTCTTCCACCCATTCCCGTGCCCTAACAGCCGCCAACTGCTCGCCACGCCCCAGTGTCTCGCCTGCCACGGCTGGGCTGTCCCCCACCCCCTTAATGATCCAGTTCCCTGTCGCCACACCATCCGCCAACTCCTCAGTCCAACCACTAGGAACATTCTTGGTGTTACCCCATGTGTCACCAATGATTGTGACTGTTACTGGTTGCGCCTCTGCGGGGCCAGCACCCGAGGGCCGAGCGAACTTGTGCCCACCAGTTGAGCCGTAGTATCTGCCGTAACCGGGGTTTGCTTGGAATTCGTCGTGAGTCAAGGCACGTCGGACAACACCCCAACCCCCGGTCATGCTTTCAGTAGCGTCCTCTACCAAAGCCCCAGCGACCTGCGGGGCTGGAATCTCCCCCTCATGCAGCCATGCCCGCCAATCCTTCAACGCTTGCAGAACCTTTTCGGTTTTACGAGGATCATGTGTCCCAGAGAGAAGCGGGATACGCATCCCTGCGACATCTGTAAGTTCTTTAACTCCCAGCATCTCATCAAGGGTGCTGGCGAGTGCCGCTGGTGAAGCGGGCTGTGTCTGGATCGCTGATGAAAGGATCCGATCTGCGTCAGCCATGTAGAACCCTAGCCACTGGTCAGGACTCATACTCCCGTGCGGGCTACCCATCGGGTCCAACGTATTCAGAACAACCCGTGCTGTCTCACGGCTTCCCAACTCGCGTGAAAGCATGTTCCCCAACATCTGTCGCATTTCATCAGCGATCATTGTTTCTGGATGCTTGAACATGTAAGCAAGAGAAACACCTACGTCGCCGGGAACCTGCGGGAACCAGAACCCCACCTGATGCACATTGTCCAGTGGATCCATTGAACGCTGAATGATTGGATCGACACCCGTAGACCGCACCATGGCGTTATTGCGGTCCTGCCCCAGTATGGTCATTCCCTCGTTTATCCACGCTGCCCTTTGTGCCTCTTCGGTCTTAGCCATATCACTCACCAAGTCGGCCATCTTCAGGTCACGATGGGACAACCATGCCAATGCTTTAGAAGCCTGATGGTCGGCTGCTCCCAGTACAGGACGGAGGACGGATGCCAAGAATTCTTTTTCCGTTTGGTTCCGACCCAACCCGATAAGTGCCTCTGTGATTTCTAATGGATCCGTGTAGCCATGCAGCGGGAAGTTATGCCATTCCTCCCCCGGCTGGAACTTCGGTGCGTTCTCCCAATAGGACCGTAGGTAACTACGCAATAGCGGATCGATGTCATCAATAAGTTCGTAGGCCGTTCTAGCCGCATTCGTTCCCCCCTCAACGGTTTCGCTAGTGGCTCCCTTGGTGATGATCTTGCCACCCTGCGCTTGGACGGCACCTGCGACATCCGAGTAGGAGGCTCCTGTCTTAAGAAAGTCTGCTTCTCCAGCCCAATTCTCTATCGCGTTATTTTTGAATGATGCTGATCCGCTGAACGGGGAGATTCCCGGTTCCAAATGCTTCGGTATCTCAGCACCCCTAAACGGATGAGAGATTGGCTTGAAAGTGATCTGTTCCATATTGCCGTACTTGGCCCATTCCGCATCTGGGACCAACGGGCCGTAACCCTCCAGTTCCGCCCACTGATCTCGGGTGATCTTCTGATTGGGCTTATATCGATCAGTTATCTTGACGTAGACAGACATGCCATCCGAGTCTCTTGTGAAGAGAATAGTGTCACCCTTCTTCACCGGCCCCAACTGTGCCGTTGTGCGCGTAGTAGCCGACCGCTGCCCGGCGACAATCGCATCGAAAGTATTATCACCTGTAACCCTTTCCGACTTTCCCAGAGCCTTGACAGCCTGAGATTTCTCATACCTATAGTTCATCTTGAAGGTACGAGTAGCCAGCAGTTCGCCTTCCTTCGCCTCGCCAGCCGGGATAGAGATCTCGTACTTGCGTGTTGTAGTTATTTCTGGCCCTGCCCCAGCAGTCCTCGTTCTCATTGTTGCGATCATGTCGTCAGACAGACTCGCTTGAAAGAATCCTTCCAACACCTCATCAACGTGATGTGCCCCCGCCCGTGCGGCAGCAACCGCCTCAGGAGAAGTCTGCATGGTGTAGAGACGCTGGCCCGCTGCGTCCAACAGATTGAAATGGCTGCCCGTTGCGCCATCCTTCACCCAAGTCATCTCGCTGTTGGCGTAGTCCAGTTTGATATACGGAATAGCGTTTCCTGCTGCGTCAGAACGCTGACCCTGAAGTTTCAATACTTCATCTAGTGAGTTCCCGCTCATTCCACCGAAGTAGGATCGATACGGAGAAAAGACCAGATCGTTTGCCGAGTCAAGAATCACCGGATTCGTCATCTGCTTCATCTTGGCGTATATGAATCGCTCTCCGTCCTGCTGCCTCGCCAATGCCCATTGGGCTGCCTGCTGTTTCGTTGGCACGAAAGGAAGTTTCGCTGGCAGATGGAATACCCGCCCTGTTATTCTCGCTGATGCTTCAAGCATCTGCATCAAGGGCTTCCATCCCTTATGCGCCGCTACTCTTATCCCTATAGTTTCTGAATCTTTAATAAGGATATTCCTTGCGGCGATAATCGCTTTTTCCTGCCCTGCCGCCCCCATTACGTTCCACGTTAGAAGGTTCTTGTCCATTGCGACTTCTACTGCCTTACGGGTCATGGCTGGATCGCCAACACCTAGAACGTCACCGACAGCCCGCCATGTGCGAGCAATGGGGCTGACAATGATGCTCCTGCGGGTCGCATCAGTTGTCAGAACTGGGATCGTTCGACCAAGATGGTCATAATGCTTCGTCGTGCCGATAGCAGTCTTGGCTAGTTTCGCATTCGCATACGACTTTGGGCCGTCTCGAAGGACCATTAGCAGCGTTTCATCAACGCCGTTACGGAGACCAACTCCCATACGCATCAGGACCGCCGGTCGCCAGAACCGAGCGAAGAACTTGTCCAACATGGCAGGGCCGAACTGCATGTGCCCCACCATCCGCATCATGTTCATATACGAGGCGGCTTCTCCGAGTTCCCTGTAACTAGGGATAATGTTCAGTTGGGACAACTGAGCGCCGCTTGCTTCGCCGGGGAATACAGCACGCCGGTAGAGAGGCATCCCGCCAATGATTGCATCGTTGGCAACATTGGAGTAGGCCGTGGAACCTTGCCGAATAAACCTATTGAACCAACGCTGAATGTTTTGACCGCCATATACCAGTGCGCCGGTACGGCCCATGAAGTCCATGAGGAACCGTGACTGAACGTCCCAACGGACTGCTTGGTTGCCGTGGACGAAGGCCGAGATGTATCCCTCAATGACCGGTCGTGGCATTTCGGCCATGAAGCCGAGTTCCGCCAGTGCTGTGAACTCTTGGATAGCAGTCTTCGTATTGGTTACATCAATAAATCGGTTTCTGGGAACGACGCGGGTGAACTTCGCTGCCGTGCGGGCGGGGTGGTACAGACTGCTATAGACAAGTGCCATCCCCGCGTCAGTAAGTTTCCCAGCCCTGTCGTAAAGTACCCTTTCTCTGGGGACGATCCCGATGTCCTCATCTAAGAACTTCTTCAGATCCTTTACCTTCCAAGGATGCCTCCGGTAAATGGTCTTTACGTTCAGATTCTCTACAACCCGTCGGTAACCATCTGCTTTAACCGCATTCAACAGTTCGTCAGGTGTCTTATATCCCGCCCTACCGGCAGCAGTAGCAAACTCTTGGTTGAGGATCGTCACGCCCTCGTCAGCCAGTTCATCCCACGACTTGTATGCCACGCCTCGGATCATTCCGGGGTACATCTGAGCCGTTTCGGCTGCGCTGCTACCCGGCGGCGTGTTCCTTGCTGTCCGCTTGTTGATCACATACTGATGGCCCCGACGGTTCCATGACCTCATCTTCGGATATACCGGCGCGCCAGCCTTATTGAACTTCAGCAACCCGAAGGTGTCTTCATGGAGCGTATAAAAGTCGGAAAGCGTTGGCGCTCGCTGCTCAACGATCTTCATCAAAGACTTATCTATATGAGCCGGGATCGGTTGTTCTAAATGAATCGCCTTGTAAATGTCGTACAGATCCTTGTGAACACTCTGCTGAAATGTACCCATCCGTTCATTCAGGAGTGCATAGTCTTCAAGCGACACATCATATTTACGGAGAACGCGATCTGACGTTTCTGGTATCGCCCTCTTCCCCGGCCTATTTTTCGTGAACGCACCCGGCCCACCGCTGATACTCCGCGCAGTACCCGAAGTCTCAAACATTTCGGCATAAGCCTTGGCAGGTAGACTCCTTGCCTTGGACGACAACCCGCCTATCCGCCCTGCCCTTACGTCCAAGTAGAGGCGCTGGCCCAGATACCCTTCCTTGGCGATTATGTATCCGGCTGCTGCTTCTGCTTGGACATGCGCCCATGCGTTGCCGAGACGGACTGAAGTCCCAGAGAAGTTATCCAAGAAGCCGAGTAGCGCCTCAGAACCCGCTATCCGTGCCCGATTTATCTTTGTCAAGCGCGGGAAGAACAACTTGTGCTTCATGTGCTGACCGAGACCGGTCTGTAGCGCGAAGTGGCCTGCTTCTTCTGCGAAGAACTCCCACACACCATCCCAGTGATTCAACCCCGGCTGCTTCAGGGTGACACCCATCTGGCCGAGTACCGTCTCTTCGGCAGCCCGGTGGTTGTTCATCCGGTTGACATGCCACCTCTGCATCCCTTCCATAACACGCCGGTATTTGGGATTACTTCTCAGAAATAACGTGATCGGGTCAACCCCCCGGAGGGGTACACCGGCTCTTGACGCCGCAAGAACCTCGGTGCCATTCCAAATCTCGTACTCGTTAAAGACCTTGACGATCCTGTCGATTTCAGGATTGATTACCTTATTGAACTGTCGCCGTATATACCACGGGCTGCTACCTACATAGTTCGGTCCTAGTTCAGCAACATATTCTGCGAACTCTCTTGTTAGATTCTGTTTGGTACGGAATATGCCTCTGACGCGCCCGCCACTAGCCATCATTCTTTCCGGGCTTCTGCCGCCCCGGTAGTGTTTGAAGCCTGCCATTATCTTCCGGGCGGCTTGTTCAGTTCGTTCCCCTCCTCGGTATATGGAATGAATCTTGAACGCCGATGCCGTCCTGTGCATTGTCCGAACGGTGTTCTGGTACTGCCCCATCTGGGCTGTTCTGACACCGGCTCGGGCACCCCGCACCATTGACCCGTACCCAATGGTTCCCCATGTGATCGGGTCGAATGCTATTGCGCTTGCCATCGTGCCGATGCCGACAAAGACAATCGCGCCTGCCTGATAGCGGAACTTCTGGAACCCCCCCATCTCGGCGGGGTCTATAGGCTCGCCCTTAAAGCCACCTATCTGCGATGGGATCTGTCGAACCATCCGGTCATAACTCTTTGCAAGAAGATGAGATGTTTCAAAGTTGCCTGCGTCTAGTTCCTCTATCGCAGCCTTCCACCCCCTACTATCAATCACGCCGCTTGTGAACCAGTCGTTTACATCCTGTAGTGCCAGCCCCTCGGGATTGGGGTCGCCATCTTCCGCTCTCTTCTCAGTGAAGTAACTAAGAGCCGCGCCTAGAACGTCACTCTCGCCGGTTCGGAACCCGCCGACCATTATGTCGTAGTCCTGTTGACTGTTGTCTAGGAGTTCGAGAGCCTTAGCGCGTGACTCCAAAGAAAAGGACGCATGTTCGTATTCGGCATTCTTCCACCGTGTTGGGAAAGTGGTAGCCATCTGGTGTATACGCTGGGGAAGCATCATGGAACTACCCGCAGGCCGCATCTTGCCCGTGAGGGGATCCCTGATATTCGGTTCCAGTACCGCTTCTGCTGCCGGGTCGAACTGGGTGTGCATGGCACGGTTCGCCCGGAAACTGAAGTTAAGCGACTTGTTGACTGCCTCCCAAGCCCCTCGGGCAACAGGAGAAACGACATACCTGAAAGGCATAGTCATCACTGCTAAGGGAACCCCCAACACCTTAGTTATCGGTACCTTGCCGACTCTGCCTTCTTTAAGTTCATCATCCCAATCAAACGGATTATAGAAATCCAGCACATTCGGTCGGGCTGACGGGGGCTTATAGCCGTTGCTGCTAAGTAGAACCTGTGTGGCCTTGGGGAACGCAGCCCACAACTGGTTCTGAGCAGGCTTACTAAACTCCTGTATCCCTTTGAGCCGTTCTTGGAGTTCGATATTGCTTACCGACTCCAGAACAGAGTTGACCATTTCTTCATCCGACAGTTGAGAGTAAATAAGATCGATCCAAATATCTGGATCAAACCCGAAAAGCAATCCGTCGCCGGAAGCCATCCGTACCAGATTCAGTCGGTCGGCGTAATACTCATCCTCTAGCGCCGTGCCGGTGGAAGCACCACCGCGTCGCCCCCCTCCTCCTCCGGTGTCGATCGAAATCCCACCGCCACCACTGCTTCCAAGTGTCTCTACCATTACTGCGAGGTCGCTCGCGCGCGCTGCCCTTCAGCAGCGGCCATGAACTCTGGGTATCCCTCTGCTCCAGCCAATGCAAGCCTTTCAAGAATCGTCGCGTTCGCTGCTGCTACACGCTTGCCTGAGAGTTTAGTCGGGTCCACCGACCTGCGGGCGAGTCCTGCTGTAATCGCCAAAGAAGGGTCGTCGTCAGGAGCGTTCAGCGCCCCGACATTCGGGTTGTACCCCTGAGCCGCAGCCATAGCATCTTCGCCGGGTTGCTGCACCTGCGCCGCCGCAACGCCTCCTGCCGCATTATTGATAGTCCGTGTCTGAGGTAGGGGAATGCCCGGTGTCACGCCTTCCGGTACGTTGGTGTTCTGAGCCTGCCGGTTCGCGCCGGATTCTCCCCATCCAGTGTCACCGCCCATTGGTGCAGCCTGTACTGGCTGCTTGCCGCGCCCCTTGCTATCTCGCCTACTTCCCATTACTGCCCACCTGCCATGAGTGCCTGCTGCATCTGGGCGACAGCCGTTTCAGGAGACATCTGCTGTGCCCCCGCTTCAGCGGGCATCTGCTCTGGTGATGCTGCCTGCGGCGGACCCTGAAGTCCCAACGCTTCTTCCGGTGCCATCGCCTGTCCCTCTTCGGGGGGCGGTGCCAATGCCGCCTGCTCCTTGCTGATTTCCTCATCTGCCTTCTGGATGGAATCAAAGATGTCGTGGCCCTTCTTGCGGAACTTCTCTATCTTCGCTATATAGATAATCGGAAGTATGCCCTGTATGGCCTGCTGTTGGATTCCAGCCATAACCGCTTCTTCCAATGACTCTTCATCCACCCGGCGTCCTTCCGCTTCCGGGTCGTCAATGAACGGATGCCGCGCCCTGAAGGTAGCCAAACTAATACCCTTCATTTGGAGCAACTGCCCCAACTGGATAGTTGTTCCCTGTACGTCGGCACCGGGGATCGAATGCGATACCACGTTGTCATAGGTTTCAAAGTGTTCATCAGGAGTGAACTCAACCTGTCCGAAATCACCGGTATAACCAGTGAAGGTTGAGATTGTCTTATTCCCCCAGTACCCCTGCCAAGTAGCGAATAGAGTTTCGTTCAGATGGGGAAGATGTGCTTCCATGATTTCTTGAAGTTCCTGTACGCGCGGGTCAAGAGATGCGCCCATGAGAGCATCAATGCCCCGGCCAGTGCGAAGAGCGCCATACGACTCTCCGCCGATCTGCGGGACCGTTCCTGTCGATACGCGGGCATTGCGTTCGAGCCTATCGATGGCGATGTTTGTTTGCTGATCGGGTGCGCCTCGGAGTTCTCCGATTTGTTCTGCGTCAAGCAGTACGTTGACTTGTCCTTCACGACCATCTTTCCATTCTCCTCCGACAATCATCGGAACCTGTCCAGATCGTCCGATGATGTAACGATCTGGGAAAATCGCCTTTTCTTGGGCGATCAGTTCAAGTGCCATAAGTTTCGCCATCAGATCGACCATGCCAACAATGTTCGACACCGACGATGCGATTCGATCCAACGTCACCTTTCCGGGTGTGATGACACACGGCCTTCCGGCCTTATTGACATAACGAGACAACTCCAACGATTGTGACTGTGGCGAAGTTTGCCCGTACCTCCCGTACCGTGGACCCATGATGCCGATAACGAACTCTTCCTCATCGATCCATTCGACACAATCCCAGAGTTCCTGACTAGCGGTCTTGTCGTCAGCGACCGGGCCACCGTTCTCCTGACGAGATTTCGGGTAGTGCGCTCGTAGCCAATCTCCCGACTTGCCGTAAATCATGCCGCAGTTGCGAGGAACGTCGTAGTTCTCCGCAGCCTGTGGTTCTGGGTAAACCCCTAGAGGATCCCGAACTTCGATCCTTGGCATACCCATATCGAAATCAGGCATAACAACCAGCGCAGTTGTCGCATACCCTGCAAGATGCCGATATGCACGACGCATCTTCAACTTGTATTTATTCTGATACCACGTTGAGGCAAGCGCCCGCCTGCGAATATCGGCATACTGGCGTGACCGTTTGCCTCGCTCCTTACCGGGATCAACAGCAGGACATCCGATGTAGGGCGTTACGGAAGCAGCCCGCTGTGCTATAGCATCGATATTTTCTGAAATCAATGCCGGAGTAAGTGGAGGAAGAATCGGCTCGTCGTCCATCGACGGAAGCGGTATAACATAATCACCGTTATACCGATCCTTGATTTCCTGCATACGATCTAAAAGATCGCTTTGACCGGCCTGTCGCTGACGGACAATCCCGACGATCTCTTCGAATGATAATGCCATTAGTACGCCCCGATTCCCACACGCCTCTTGCTATAAGGTAGCGCCTTATAGTCAAACTGGCTAGTGTCCACTTGAAATGCGGCTCTTCTCTGCCGCCAGAGAATCCAAATAAACCACAATGCCATAACTCTATCCTGCCGAAGATGCGTACCACGCATCAGAGGACGCCATGATTTTAACTGACGAATCAGTTCATCAGCCTGATGGCGCGTCGGAGCATCATCCGCATACGGGATCTCAATCTCACCGCGCATAAACGACAACGCCATCGACGGGATCCCAATAGTTTCGTCATACTTGTTCATTCCAGTCAGATGCTCTCGTACCCTGAAACCGTACTGGTCGGTCATCTCGATAAGACGCTGATCCCTTGACAAGCCCTTCTGGAAGACCATCGCCTCAATAACTACATCAGAGACGCTTGCCCCGTTCTTATTGCATCGAAGGATGGCGTCTTCGACAATGCCAAGAATCTGTTCGTTGCGAGTTAAACCGATGTCTTCTCGCAGAAACAGGATCTTCAACTTGTCTTCATGCGGTGTGGCTGCCATAACGCAGTTATTCCCACCCAGAGCAGGATCCAATCCTATATAGACTGTGCAATCCTTGGGTGGGTCATGGAGGGTGGATCGTAGGGGATGCAAGCACTTCTTAATGGAGTCGTCAGTAAACGTAGCCGTAAGCGAACTTGACGGCTCCTGCATGTAGTTGCGGGACCACGCCTCCTCACCGACCTTGCGACGGATACGGTCCAACTGGTCCATTGAGAACATCTCCGGCCACAGCGGTTCCGGCTCATCATTAGCGTTATTTACGATTGCGGGGAAACGAATGACTTTGAGGATGTCTTCATCGATTTGGAGCATGACCCGCTCGTAGAAGTCATCCTCACCGACACGGGTGCCGTTAATAGTTGTTCTTCCGTTCTCACCGGGACGAGTCAGCCAATCCTGCCGGAAAATCTCGAACATCTGTTCGGTCAGGTTAAGAGACACCCTTGACTGAATATCATCAATATGTAGGTGATCGGTTCGGGTACCAGCAATCTTGGATCGCCAACCCAAAGAAACCATCGAATAGTCGCGTTCATCATGCCTACTCTTCTTAAATACGCTGAAGTAGTCCGCACCCCAAGGTTGCGCGGTTTTGCGCCCAGATTGGTTCTGAGGAACAAAAGGTCCGTATTTCGCTACATACCCCGGAAACGGCCCATGAGGTTCCATCCGTGAACGGATACGACCCAGAATCTTACGAGCCATGTCCTGACCTTCAGATCCAACCGTGATCCTGAACTGAGGGTTGGTAGCCAGTTTGTAACAGAAATAGTCTTCAGCAAGCGTTGTCTTACCATGTTCCGGGGGCCAAAGGATCAGAGTGATATTGCCGGGAGGAGTCTTCTCGTATGCGTCTATCGCCGCGATATGGAACCACGGAGAGGAATGGCCGAAGTGTTCAAACCTGAAGTCCTCAAATGATCCACTACCACTTTCGTCAGGTGGACCCTCCTGAGAGAACTTAAGTCTGATCGCATCAACTTTTGCAGCGAACTCAGGGATCCGTTGACGCCACTTCTCGTACGCTGACCGTGTAACACCGACGATTGCCAACGAGTCGTTGATCTTCCCGTGGTGTTCTATTGCTTCCAAAAATAGCCTACGGTTGCTTTCGCCTCGTTCCTTGCTTGCATTCCCTGTCATTATGCAAAAACTGATTTCGCTACTTGCAATTCGACAATATCTGCGGCAACGACGCCTTCCAACCCTTTGACCTGAACGGTGTGCACGCCCACTTCGTCAAGGACCATATCTATGAAATAGACCCCTGTGGCGCTCTTTGTCGGGTTTGGGAGCGCATCCTGACCAGCGATCCCGTTGGTGTCCTTCCCGGATGGTCGTCGCCAAGTAAATACAACATCGGCGGCCTCGTCAGTTGGATCGGTGTTAACGGCGTTGCTGGTGAACGTGGCCGTCAACCTGACCGAATCCCCTTTATCATAGATTGCCATAACTGCTCCTTAACCGATTGCTGTAACTAGCAAAGTTACATCATCTGGCCGGGTGATACTAAGGATAACGTGCGGAATCGGCTTCTGGATCAACTGTTCCGGATCGATCAGGTCCAGTAGGGCTGAAACCGACATGGACGAAGAGTCCGGTCCCGGTAGGCCAACGACACCGAACTTGATTGGGCCACCCGAATCGGATGCCGGTATCGTGAATGTGAACGTCCCTGTC